TTGTATGACTCAGAGTATGAAAAAAAGGTTATTCTAACTGTAGAAAATAATCCAAAGAGATTACTTGAAGACCAAGAAATATGTAACCATTTCGGTGCGCAATTAGTCAGACTTCAAACTCCATCCGATTCGACAGGATTCCATAAGGAGTATTATGCTGATAATAAAGTAATGGACGATATGTCTGCTATGAAATTTTGCGAGAATAAAATGGGTGCTGACAATCTTGCGATGGTGTCTCAGGAATTAGAAACAGTTGTGACTAACTACAAAAAGATTGGATATGAGATTGTAACGTGTATGGGTGTTGGACATCCGTTTCACTGGTTGGTCAGAGTAATTACTCATAATTTGGCAGATGTTTTTTATCGTGATTTTCCTCATAGTTATAAAAGGAGAAACCAAGCGTATTTAGTAGGTGTTGTTGACACTTTATTTCAGTTAAAAGAACTCAGTGATGAAAATCATGAGGGGAAAATAGAGTTGTTTAAGAAATACTACAAAACTCAAAGCTCATTTTTGTTCTTTGAACAGCGTTATATAGATAAAGCATTACCAGAAGAGTATTATGAAAAAATTAAAGATTAGAATTTGTACGTTTGACATTGCTAAGTATGGCGGTATTGTTAAGAACGTAGAAAGCAGAGTTCAAGCGTTTAAGGAAATGGGTCACGATGTTGATATCATATTCCTTACTTATAACAAAACCATTCCAATTAATTCTTACAACAAAAAGATTAAAGACCTTGAAGATGGTGTTTGGCAAGACAAGCAAGATTATAGGTCACAGGCTGGGGGTTATACAAAATCTGAAATAACTGGTTATTGGAGAAATTCCTACTATGGTTGGTTACTGCCTCCATATACTAATAGAATACCAATATTTGCTGACAACGCATTAGAGTTATGGCATAAGGCTTTGGAAGATGTAGATTTAGTGTTCTGGAGTTTTACGCCAACCAAGACTAAAGAAGCAAAGGGGTTAAACTTTTGGCCGAAGTTTTTTGACTTACCAGAAAGAACTAAGCAAGTAATGGCAGTTCACGATGGCTATTTTGATATCAGAAATAGTTGGATAAGATACCTAAGTGAAAAAATTACTTTACTAGATTGCGTACATTTATCAGCGTACAACTGTTGTGATAATTTCGATATACCAAGACAATTAAATTTCGCATCTAGGTACATTCCAGACAATCTACACTTGACTACAATGTCTGAACGACCAGTTGACTTTTTTGCGGCTCATGTGTTTAAGTCTATGAAAAAGATGGAAGATTTATTATCATTGACGCCACATCTGAATAAAGGCTCTAGCATGTGGATAGGTGGTAGTGGAATAGAGCTATATTATATGACCACTACTGATGAAAGCAAGTTCAAGCCTAAATACACAGCGTCATTAAAAACTGACCCAGATTGTGACCCTGATGAAATAGGAATGAGTTTATGGGAACGTGCTAAAAAACACGGAATGGAGCATATGGGTTTCATGTCTAATGAAGATGTGTATATGGTTCAGAAAAATGCTAAGTTCAGCGTTGACCCTTCATTCAGTAAGCACTATGCTCAATATTCAAATACGCACTTAAATGGTTTCACTATTGAAGCTATCATTAATGGTTCATATCCTGTGTTGAGAGATACTAGAGGATTGGTGGAACCAAAATGCGAAATTGAAGATATCATTCATGAAGAACTGCGAGCAATATATGTACCATGGGATGTTACTCCAAAGCAGTTTGCTGGTTACTTAAATGAAGCCTTAAAAATGAAAAGTGAAAAATACTTAGAGGACATTCAGCATAACTTTAAGTTGGCTCAGATATTATTTGACCCAGTGATAAATATGAAAAGAGTCATTGATAATTCTATGAGTACCAAAAAGTTAAAGAGGTTATCTTGCGGTGAAAATTCAGAAGTAGTTATTAAGCAAAGTGAAAAAATCATGACTGAATTCTTTGGATGTGATGTTCCTATTGATTGGTCATAATGAAATGATGGCATAGACAGGTATTAAGTGAGGTAAAGAAAAACATTATTTCACTTATGAAAAAAACATCAGATATCATTGGAGAATTAGTCAACCAAAACTTGACCAAAGCAGCAGCACGTCAAGAGGGTGATACTAAAATCGGAAAAGATGGAGTGACCAGATATTGGACAAGGCTATCATCAGGAAAATACGATTGGAGAAAAAATCCACCAAAAGGCAGTTCTGGACAAGGGGGTGCTCAACAAACTCAAAATAAAGTTCAAAAGCTAAGAGCAACGCTGAAGAAAAAAGATGTTGCTGACCTAGAGAAATATGCCAGAGGACATAATAATGATCCAACTTTAAGACAAGAGTCATACAATGAACTTGTAGCGAGAGGTGAAGATGTATCTAAAATTAATTTGAACACAGGAAAGTTCAAAGCAATGAAAGAGGCATTTGGAGGTGACGGAAGTTCTAAAAAGAACAGCTCAAAGAAAACTGCTACTGCTACTGATGGAGATAGCGTTGATGATATAGTAGGAGGTGATGATGAACCAGGCATGGAAGAGGACTGGCGAAACCCAGACTTCATCAAAAAGCAATTTGGAGGTCTAAAAACTAAAAGACAGCGTATTGAAGCAGATGCGTTTATACATTCTCAGAAAACTGCGGAAGATGGATACATTGAGCCACAAAAAGAAATTCATAGTTTGAATAGGACTTATGCGCAGTTCTTCGCAACTGACTCTCCATTAATGATAGCGTCAGGTGGAGCAGGTGTAGGTAAGTCTTATAATATGCACTTGGTAGCTGAGCATATGGGCAATAAGGCTTTCAACGGAGAAACTGATGAGCCTGGAGATGATGATTACGATTATGTAGAAGCACCAGAAGTAAAATCAGACACTCAACTTGTTTCCTTACTTAAAGAGCATAATGGAAAAACAATCGTGTTTGACGATTCTGATAATGTACTGAAGCAATCAGATACTATGGGTATTATGAAAAAAGCTACTGCGTCATCAGGTAAAAGAATTTTGGGTAAAAAATCTTCAAACAAATCAACTAATGTTGACCCATTTGAGTTCACAGGAAAAATATTATTTCTGACGAATATGGGACAACATGACTTAACGAAAAATGAGCACTTGAATGCTATCTACACGAGAGCAATTAAAAAGGACTTGAATTTCACGAAAAGAGAAAAGTTGGAGATGATGGAAATTCTAAAACACAAAACGAATTTCACAGGTGTTGAAAGGCTAGAAAATAAAGCCGATGATATTCAAGAACGTGAGGAAGTGTTTGACATGATTAAAGACAATATTGATGCGATGGACCCAGATAAGTTTAGTTCAAGAACTTTCATGGAAGCATTAGTTAAGAAAAGAGCAGTGGACAACTCAAATGCAATGATTGAGTCTGACCCAACAACTGCTTCCTTAATATTCGGTGAAGAACAAGACTGGAAAGAGGAAGTTGGCAGATTCTTGAAAAAAGGTATCACACTTTCTGAAGAGAAAGGTAATGACCTTCAAAAAGCGTTGACTCAACTAGGTCTAAATTAAAACAAATTATGGAGATTTCTTGTAGAAATTGTAACTGGTCGTGGCCATCTGAAGATGGTGGTCACGACATGTTCGTTTGCCATGAGTGTGGAAACGATAACAGCGAATTTTACAAGGGTGGAATAATTCAAGCATTCAATACGATAGTTGATTCAAATTCAAAGGGGTTGATACCTGACGAGATTTTAATCAAAGCATCTATTTCTGTAAGAGAAAAGACAAATTGGACACCACCTGAAAAATTCGGTTTAATAAAAGCGAAGACATTTAATGATTTCCTAAGTGGAGAAGAACCAAATCAAGAACTATTTAAGGCTCTGGTTGAAGGTGACACGAAAGTTAAGAGTGGAATCATGTATGTCGTCAAAAAGACTAAGAGTGGAAAACTTGATTGGCGTAGAGCGACAAAGCAACCTAAGAAAGTAAAGACACCAAAGAACTATGATGATTTTCCTACTGACTTGACTAAGCTAAAAAAGGTTGGTAAGACACTAGGGGGTTCAACAGGTGCTTTATTAGTTGAAGACCCAGACACAGGTAAAAAGTTTGTCATGAAAAAAGGTGCCTCACCAGAGCACGTTCAAGATGAATATACTGCTACTCAAATTTACGATGAGTTAGGTGTTACTGTTCCTAAGATGCAACTATATAATGACGACACTATTTTGTCTGAGTATATGGATAACACAGTGGACGCAAATAGCGTGCTAGATGACAACCTGAAGAAAGAGATAATGAAAGGGTTTGTTGCCGATTGTCTTCTGGCTAATTGGGATGCTTATAAGAATGATAATATCTTAGTCAACAAGGATGATGGGATGGTTTATAGAGTGGATAATGGTGGCTCTTTAAGATTCTCAGCGCAAGGTCGTGATAAGGGGGATGACTTTGGAGACGAAGTTAATGAACTGGAATCAATGATTTCTCATAATCTTCAAATCACAGGTAAGATTACTCAAGTTGAAATCAATACTCAATTAAAAGATGTTCTTTCTAAAGAGAAAGCAGTTTTGGGTCATATAAAAGATAAAGACCTAAAGTTGAAGATGGCTAAGAGGTTTTTTGATTTAAGGGCAAGAATGGATGATACTGATTATTCAAAACTTGACCCATATAGAGAGTTTGAAGATGCGGATATCAAAAAGGCACTTAAAAAAGCTGGTGGACATATAACAAACCAAGATTCTAAAGTGGGTTGGAAGTTCTTATCTGAATTATGTAAGATGAGAGGTTTTGATGCTACACCAGAGGTTATTAATAGTGCCAAGTTTGATAAATTAGTTGCTGAAAAAGATTCAAAATTGCTACAAAGAGGTGTGACTGGATATGGCGGACTAAATGCTCAATCAGTTAAAAAGGACTTCACAGACAATCAAGATTGTTTCTATGGTAGATATGGAATGTATGGAGCAGGAATTTATGCTGCCGTAAATAAGAAAAAATCAAATCCACCACCACCTAATGAAGATTATCAAATTGCTTATGATTACGCTGGTTATGACTCTGATGCGATTATAGATATTTGTTTGGATAAAGATGCCAAGGTGATTGACGCTCACGAACTAGATACCATGATGAACGATGAGTTCTTTGGTGAAGAGTTTAAGGAGAAGAAAAAAGAGTATGATGAATTGAGAGTTGAAGTAGATGCTCTACAAGATAAAGCAGACAATATCGAAAAGACTATTGCTGACGATACCAAAGAAGAAATGGGTTGGAATGATAAGGTTTTAAACGCATTGAATTCAAGAGCAGATATTGTATATGCTGACCCAGAAGTTCATAGCTTTGGAAAAGTAAAAAGATACTATGAAACGCTGGTTGGTCAATTAGGTGCTGTCGTGGAAGAGCATGATAATGGAAATGCTATTAGCATTGAACTACCATTGTCTGGAGATAAATTTATAATGAGCGAAACAGTTGCTGGACGAAGTTTGAAGCAAAAGAATGAATACAGCAAGCCATATAATTATCATTACTCAAGATTAAGAGATTTTGTTGTAAAAGAACATTATGGCAAAATAAATAAGGAGATAGCAAAAAGGACTAAAAACTCAGACCTAATAGACAAAGTAAAGCAAGAAGCAAAAGATGCTCAACAAAAATTAAAAGCAGTTGCTGATGAGGTAAATAACTTGAGAGGTGTAGGAAGTTCGACACTAGATGAAGTCATGCTAGAGATAGCGAAAAGACCAAATGGTGAGTACAGAGGGTTTTATGCTGCGATAAAAGGGTATGATGCTATTGTACAGAAAAATGGTTGGGGTGGTAAAACTGACTTTGCGGTTATTTTGAATAGAGGAAAATGTAAAGTGAGAAAATTTAAGTAATATGGAATACTTTATAAAAGAGAAAGATGGTGGGTTAGAAAGCGACCAACTACACAGAAATAAGTTCACAACCAATAGAATTGGGAAAGTGAGTTCAGTTCTATATAAAAAGAAGCCATGTGACTTATTGCCATTCAAAGGCAAGTTTCCATTAGTTGACCCTAATGACCAAAAAGTCTTTTTAGACAAGACTATGGAAACGCATTTATTTAAAGACTGCTCAGACGCAATCAAGTCAGTTGTTGTTAAAGCTGAAAAAATAGTTTTCATACACGATGCCTTTTGTGACTTTTTAGATTTAAAGGCAATGTCCAAGGCAGACTTTAAAAGTAAAAATCCAAAAACAAAACAAGACTTGTTATATTCATTCTTGTTTTCTAATTGTATGGATATAGGAGTTTTGGAGATTTGAGCCAAACAGTTATTAATGTAAAAAAAGAAAGTAAAAATGGCAGAACAAAGATTTAAGTTTTGGTGTCCTGTTGAAATTTCAAAGGCTAAAGATAAAGATGGTAAAGAAGTTATGCGATTAGGTGGCATTGCTTCAACTATGGATAAAGATGCCGATGGCGAATTTCTTGACCCAAGTGGATTTGATATATCAGATTTTAAAAAGTCAGGTGTAGTAAATTGGCACCATCAAGCTAAGAACAGTCCAGCTACCATTATAGGTGAGCCGAAAAAAGCAGAAGTAAGAAAAGATGGGTTTTATGTAGAAACAGATTTGTATCCAACTAGCGATTTAGCAAGAGAGGTATATGAGTTGGCTGAGGTATTACAAAAAGATTCAAAAACACGTAGATTAGGTTACAGTATTGAAGGTTCAGTAATTGAAAGAGATATACAAAATCCAAAAATAGTCAAACAAGCGAAAATTACTGGTCTGGCTATTACACACATGCCTAAAAATGCGCAAACATTTGCCGATATTATAAAAGGTAATGACCCATGTTGGGATGGTTACGAAATGATTGGAACAAAAGATAAGGGTGGCAAGAAAGTTCCAAATTGCGTAAAAAAGGATGAAGAAGATGAAATTGATGTAAAGAAAACACTCGACACAAGTTCTGGTCGGGCAACTATGCCTGAAAGCGTAGATGGCGTGAAAGTAGCAAAAATGTCTGAAGAAAAAAGGTATGATACTATTTTTAAATCACTACCAGGTATTAGTATTGAAAAGGCAGAACAAATCAACAATCTGTTAAATAAAATAGAAATGGCTATGGCTAAAGGAAAAGAAATAACTGACAAAGACCTTGAAAAAGCAATGAGTCATTTGGGAATTGATCCAAGTGAGTCTCCATTGTTTGAAAAGGCAAAAAAATCATTTGACAAACCAGATGGTGACCTCGCACTTATGAAAGATGAAGATGAGGGCGAAGATGAAGAAAAAATGGATGACGAGACAGTTCAGAAAGCTGCTGACGATGTAGCTGCTGCGATTGATAAAGAAGTCTATGGCGGAGATGGAGAGGGAAACCCAAGCGCAGAAGATGAGGATGAGGATGAGGAAACTGAGAAAGGTAAGTACTGTGCTGACGATGAAGCCGACATGGAGAAAGATATGAAGAAAGGTGGTTCACCTGAACTCATTAAAGCTATTTCTGAATTCAAAGAAGAAAATGTTGCTAATGTTAGAGCACTTGCTCAGTTAGTGAAAGCGTCAATGGATAACACAGACCTTATTAAAGGAAAGTTGTTCAGGACAAATAAAGAATTACGTGCCACTAGAGCAGATTTGCAAAAGGCACTTGATATGGTTGAAAACTTATCTGGTCAATCAACTGGAAGAAAATCAATCACTAAAGGTTATACTGATAAAAAGTTCGGTGGTGGAGACATCATTGAGAAAGCTGGTAGTGGTTCTGCCGTGTTAAATACGACAGAGCATAAGCGAGCAATTATCAATATACTAGACAGTGCTTGTTTTAATAAAGGAGGATATGACGAAGAATTTGGAAAGGCAGTAACTAGCTTTGAAGCTGGTGGCAAACTAGATGAAAATGTTATTGCTAGACTAAAATCAGAACATAACGTAAACATTGTTCAATAAACAGGTATTAAAGATTACAAACTAATGTTTAACAAAATTAAAAATAAAGGAGTATGAGTTTAGGTTTAAATTTAGCCGATTATGCAAACGCTGCTGCTAATGGTAATGGCCAGGGTGCAGTTTTCGGAGGTTCAAACATGGAAGAGTTGAACCAATTGAACAAAGCACTCGAAGCTGGTAGTATTTCTGGTCGTGAAACAACTGACCTATCTACAGCATCTGGTGCTCCATTAAAAGTTGAAAGTCTTGACAAGACATTGAAACATCTTACTTTTAAAGAGAATGATATTGCTCTTTGGAAGACTGTTCCAAAAAAGTCTGCTTACAACACAGTTGAAGAATATAATCAATTAGCATCGTATGGTACTAATAGAGGTGGATTCTATAATGAAGGCGAATTGCCGAATGAAGAAGATTCTCTATATGTAAGACGTGCTCAGTTAGTTAAGTTCATGGGAGTTGTGAAATCAGTAACACACCCAATGACCTTAGTTAACAATATGGTTGGGAACATCGTTGAAAGAGAAATTAAGAACGGAACGATGTGGATTCTTAGAAAATTGAATCAGTCACTTTATTTCGGTGATGAGGCTTTAACACCTCAAGAGTTCAATGGTTTCTATGCTCAACACCAAAGAAATGATAACTGGTTGAATCTTGATTCTTATATGGATTCAGAAGTCGTAGTTGATTTAAGAGGTCAAGCCTTGAATGAAGATGCTATCGAAACTGCTTCAAACGGAATTGTAGAGAACTTTGGATTGGGTAACCAATTATTTGCTCCACCAAAGGTGATGAGTGATTTCGTTAAAGGATTCTATGGTAATAAGTTTATCCAGCCTAACAGTGATATGACTGCTGCTGGTATTATGGGTCAAAGAGTTCAATCATTCGATTCTCAATTTGGAAGAATTGGATTGAACTGGGACATCTTTGCTAAGAAGTTACCAACGATTTCTTCTACAACAGGTGCTTCTTCACCGAATGCTCCGAATGCTGTAGTATCAAATACTATTGCTGGTGTAGCAACTGACGCAAGTTCAAGATGGAATGCTTCAGATGCGGGTAACTATATATATGCTGTAACTGCTATCAACCGAAATGGAGAAAGTGCTGCTGTTCAAATTGGCGGTGCTGCTGTTGCGGCTGTCGCTGGTGGTGCGGTTGAATTAGACTTTACAGATGGCGGTGGTGCTGAAGTTGCTACCTCATATAGAGTTTATAGAAGTCAGGCTGGTGCGCCTTCATTTGCTGCTAGTAAGTTGTATCCTTTATATGATATCTCAGTAGCTGAAAAGACTGCTGGTTATGACGGAGGTGCTGCTGGTATCGTAAGAGATAGAAACAGATGGATGCCTAATACAGACCAAGCTGTCCTATTCCAAATGGATAATGAAGTTGTAGAATTTGCTCAACTTGCTCCATTAATGAAAATGGACTTGGCTGTTCTTTCTCCAGCGTACAGATTCATGATTTTAATGTACGGAACACCTTTCTTATATGCTCCAAAGAAAATGGTTAGATTCATTAACATCGGTGCGCTATAAGCGAAGAAGTTTTTCATAACAAAGTTATAAAGGGTGAGTGGATATTAATCTTGCTCACCCTTTTTTAATAATTAAAAATGTACAAATGCAAAAATCTGGAAAAGTTAAATTACAAGTGACGGACAAAGGCTTGTGGGACAAGACTGTTGTTTTGCCATCCGTAGGAGAAACTGTCATTACAGCTGAAGGAATTATGGAAGTTGAAGATATGGTAGCCACTGTGCTTCTAAGACAAACTGACTCATACCTTTTAGTTGAAGGAAATGGAACGACTGTTACTGAAGAAATTCATGAAGAGAAAGTAGCAGAAAAGCCAAAGAAAGAAACAAAAAAGGTGAAGCCTAAAAAGGAAGAACCAAAGAAAGAAGAACCAAAGGCAGAAGAAGTTGAAAAAGAGTCAGATGGACTAGATGAAATGACTTTGACTGAACTAAAAGAGATTGCTAAGGATAGTGGTTTTGAAGAGTCAGAATATAAGAAGTTTCAGAAGTCTAAAAAACTCATGATTAACTTTCTCAGAAAAAATGCTTGAATAAAATAAACCAGCAAAAGTTAAAAATATGAGTACTATGACTTTTAAAGTTAAGTACAGTAGAAATGAAGGACTGGTTATCAGTCCTTCATCGTTAATAGACCTGTACTTGACTGGAATACCTTTATGTTATCCTGATGGAACGACATTGAGCATGGATACGATTAAGCAAAAAATCGAAGTTGCTCAAAAGGAACTTGAACACTATCTTTCCATAAAACTTAAAAAGCAGATAATTTGGGAAACAAGTGACTTCATTAGAAACGAGTTTTTCAGATGGGGTTATATCAAAACTGTATTTCCTATAAAAGAGCCAATGGCTCTTCAAGGTCATATAAACAATATCAAGCAAGTTGATTATCCTGAATCTTGGTTAAGCGTAAAGAGAGGTAATGACCAAACGAAATTTAGAAACCTATATTTGATTCCAAATACGAAAGGTGGTGCTCAAATGACTCAACATGCTTTTGTATTCTCAGGAATTACACCTCACTTGGGATTCTTTGGAACTGATTTTATTCCTAATTATTGGCGAATCAAATATTGTACAGGTTGGGACAAGTGCCCACCTGAATTAGTAGATGCCGTTGCTAAAGCAGCAGCAATACAAATTTTAGCAATCACAGGAGATTTAATATATGGTGCTGGTATAGGTAACCAAAATATATCCATAGATGGAATCAGTCAATCTTATTCAACCACTAAAGGTGGAGGAAACGGAGCATTTCAAGGTCGTGTTAAGCAATACGCTGACGAACTTGGCGCACAGCTAGAAAACTTGAAAGCAGAGTATTATGGAATGAGATTTAATGTACTATGAAGAAACATAACAAAAAAGCTACAATTATCAAGTCAGATGGAAGGAATAAACCAGTGGTTAAAGTCACTCCACCTGAAACTGTTGAGCACCAAGTTAGGTTTCAACCTTGGAGATTTGATAGCCTTGTATTTGATAAAGGTTATGAGGTTTGGATTGATAGAGCATTAAGATGTCCATGTACAGTAAAAGGAACTGGTCAACCATTAGTGTCTTGTAATAATTGTCTAGGTTCAGGATGGGTTTTCGTAAATAGAATGGAAACAAGAATAGCAATTCAACAACTGAATGCTAACATCAAATATGAAAATTGGAGTCAGACTACAACAGGAATGGCTAAAGTGACAGCTAGGGCAACAGACAAGATTGCCTTTATGGATAGGATAATTTTAAGAGAGGTTGAGGGGTATTTTAACGAGGTTATGCGGACTAGAGCCATACGTGGTAGACAAGTGGCTTTTACCATATACGAACCATTGGAGATTGAGTCCATATATCTTTATAAGTCAGATAAAGAGCCACTCCACCCTTTAAAAGAGGTTGATGACTATATCTTGGATGGCTTCAAGATTATGCTGACTGATAATTATAACAGCATGGAAGACTTGTCAATATCAATAAGATACAGACATTGTTTGACGTATCACGTTATTGACATGAATCGTGATATCATGAAAGTTAGAGAGAAAGACTGTGATTACAGTTATGAAGATTTAACAAACATGCCCATAGGTGGAATTGCTAGAAAAGCTCATTACATTTTTGATAACCTAAAATATGAAGCAGAGGGTAGATTGATAGAAAATTCGACAGAAGAATGAATATACAGTTAAACATAGATGACCTTATTGACGAGTTAAACTTGCCTACAAACACTGCTGATACAATAGTGGAGCAATGTGTAAACGAGGTAACTCAGTCAATTTATGAGAGTTGGAAAAAGGAGGCATCAGATAAGCTGAAGTCAACTAGAACTGATTACATTGAAGGGTTGGATATTGTAACTACATCAAGATTTGCTAGACAGATTGTACTAAAAGGTGCTTTGAACCAGATGATTGAAAAAGGTGCTGCTCCATACGATATGAAAGAGCATTTTAAGAAGTCAAGCAAAGTAAAATATGCGCCTGTGTATAACAGCGAAACTGGCGAAACTGATTTCAGATGGTATTTGACGATTCCTTTTAGAATTGGAACACCTGGAATTGTAGGTGAGAATAGTGCTTTCAGTAATATCATGCCGAAGTCTATTCATAAGATTATGAAGTCAAAGCCAGCAAATGAAGGCTTAAAGAGTGCTGAGACACCCTCTCCATATGACATTCCTCAATCCAGGGCAGCAATTCAAATTCCTAGCAAGAATATTGACATACCAGAATACAAACACAAGTCAGGAATGTTTGAAGGTATGGTTAAAAAAGTAGGAGCATACGGAAAGACAACTCAGAATACTTATATGACTTTCAGAAGAGTTGGTGAAGCTAGTGACCCAAATTCTTGGATTCATTCAGGAATAAAGGCTTACAATTTATTAGGTGGAGCAATGGGAAGAACAGATGTGAATACGATAGTGGAGAACAAAGTTGACGAAGTTTTAGAAAATTTAGGATATTAATTATGGATGTTAAAACAATAGACTCACCAGCAATATTAATGCCAGAGATTGTTCTGTACAATACTATAAATTCCATATTGGATATAGTGCGGTCAGATTTTAACAACAATCAATTACAAGATACTATATTGTATCATTACTTTGGCAGAAATGAATGTGGCGAAAATGTTAATTGGGAAACTTTCAACTATTTGGAACAAGCCAAAGAACTTTTTGTGAATAAAAATAAAATTCAAGTTAATCTTGGATACAACATGACTGTGTCTGACGTTGCTTGTATTCATATAATGTTGCCAAACGAAACTGGTCAACCATTAGGAATAGGAGCAGATGAAAACTATATTGGCTACCAAGAAAATTCTAATGGAGACAGGATGCAAGCAATATTCACGGAAATGTTCGATGCCACATACAACCTTATCATTACGTCAGAAAGTACAATGGAAGTGCTGTTAATATACAACTTTTTGAAAGCATCGTTCATAAGTCTATATACACATATTGAATTGTCTGGACTGAGACTTCCAAAGATATCAGGGCAAGATATTCAACTTCAAAATGACTTGGTACCACCTCATATCTTTCATAGGTCACTTGGACTGAACTTCAAATACGAAGTACACGTGCCAGACATTTTGAGAAAGCGAATGATAAAAGATTTCAATATAACAGGTATTAGTTTATCAAACATAGACAACGATTTATCATGTTAGTAACAGAGTTCGCAAAAAAGTATGGTTTTAAAGGAAAAGATATCAAAATTGCTATCAAAGTATATGGTGATATTGAATTGTCTGAAGACCAGTGGTACGCAAAGTTGAAAGGGGAATACTCTTTTAATAAGGAGCAATACATCAAGAATAAGAAAATCAGAGATGTTAAGGCACAGCGAACTGCCAAAAAGACTACAAAAGGTAGCAAGAAAGAAAATAAAAGTGAAAATTAAAAAATTTAATTGAATGGCAACAATAGTAAATTTTGGCGGAAAAAAGATAATTGAGCCAGGGGTTTATGCTCAAGTCAAGAGTGGAATTCCAGCTCAGCCAAGCACTTTCTCATTTGGGAATGTATGTATAATTGACACAGGGTCAGGTGAAGGCTATGGCGGTGGCTCAGGTATTAAAGGACAACTTGCTGATGGGCTTGGTTCGGTTTATTCGTTCCAAGATGTCAACGATTTCCAAGAATTTGTACGTGGAGGGTTGTTATACGATTTAGCTCAGTATATATTTACACCAGCCTCAGGTGCTAGTGGACCAGAGACTGTACATATTGTACGTGCTTGTGAAACTACACCAGCTGAGATTGAGTTCACCTATTTAGGTGGAGGTGGTAATGGAGGTTATGTAAAGATACTAACCAAAAATGAGGGCGCAGGCTCTAATGGTTTACTTGACGAAACAGTAGCAAAGGGTAAGATTGATTTCTTAGCACCGATTACAATTGGAGATACTGTTGATGTATTAGTAGGTGGTACAAGTATATTATCAGGTGTGTTTACGACAACGACAGCCTCAGCTGCTGATTTAAGAGCAGCAATTATTGCTGATATAAATTCTGCTGGTTCAGGATTCACGGCATACGAACAAGGTGGAGAAGTAATTGTTGTATCAACGCCAGGTGTAGGTTCAGGTGGTAACTCATTTGTATTGACTACAGCTTTGACTGGAACTGTGACTTCAACTATCACTGGTTTTTCAGGAGGTGTTGATGGAGTTCAACTAGCTACAGGATATGGCGCAAGAATGCTACAAGGAGAAAATGATCCAACGAAATTCATGATTGAATTTTACGAGGGTACATATAGAGGACTTTCGATGGCTGGAAACGAAATATCAGGATTGACCACTAGTCAATCTGCTCCAAACTTGATTGCTACATCGTTAGAATTTGACAATATTGACGAATTGATTCAGTGGTGTAAAACTGACTTTGCTTTTTCAGCGAGGTTTGAACTAGATTCTGACTCATGGCAAATTAATGGTACTGGTGCTGTAGATTCTGTAGATTTAACAAACTACTCAAGCCCAAACCTTGCTCAGAATGGGGCGACAGATTATGCTGCTGATGATTTAGATGCTACACTAGAAGCAATAAAGGAATTAGATAATACATTCTTTTTAGCCGATAGATGGGGTGCTGATGCTGCTGGAACTCAAAATACTAAAATTTGGAACCATATTCAGAATGATGCTGAAATGGACAAGTTTATGATTGTAGGTGGAGGAAAAGACATTACCAAATTTGAAGGTTCACCTGATAGTTCGATTGATGTTGCTAAGTATTATGACTCATCTGATGTTACAGTGGTACATAGTGGAGTTAAAAGACCTATAATTGGAAACGGAGTAGGACTTGAGAAGTTAGATGCGATATACCATGCTGCCAACGTTGTTGGTCGTTTAGGTGGACTTGAACCTCAGACACCGATTACTTTTAAGAATTTAATTTGGACAGACTTTATTCATCCATTAGGACAAAAAGAAAGAGAGAAAGCACTTCAGGGTGGAGTTCTTCATAATCGTTTTGTTCCTGGAATTGGAAACGTAGTGAATCAAGGAATCAACTCACTACAACGAAATACACAATTGATTAATCCAGATGGAACTTCATTTGAAATTTCTGTTATGCGAATTGCTGCTCAACTTAATAAAGAACTTATTTTAAACATGAGACCTTTATTTATTGGCAACAACATCGGAACTATTACACCAGCTGACGTAAAGTCATTTGTTGAAAGTTATTTGATTTCTAGGACAGCAACAGATTCAACGGACAACTTGATTATTAATTTCAAGAACGTAACTGTGAGACTGATTCAAGACTATTATGACGTCAAGTATGGATATGTTCCTAATGGACCAATAAACAAGATATTTGTTACAGGGTTTATGCTTGACGCTAATTTAAGTGCTTAACAATATTAAAAGTAAAGGAAAATGGCAGAAAAAGTAATGACAGCACCTCTAGCGATTATCAAAGTAAATGGTATCGCAGTAGGTAAAATGAAGAACATAAGAGTCACGGAAAATATAAGACGTGGACGTGTTCAAGGAATTGGAGAACTAGCACCAAGTGAGCTTCCAGCATTAGAATGGAGTGGAACTTTGAATGCTGGATTCTACTCAATCACGTTTAACAATCAAGATGAATTGATTAAGACAGCGTTGTTGAGAAATGTTAATACTCTACAAGAATTTGTAGATACTGTGATTCTACAAGAGGATGGAATCAATATTGACATCATGAAGAAAGTAAAAGATTACCAAGACCCAGCGACAGGAATAATTTATCCACTTTTGGAAGTGTTTGCTTCAATCAAAGGGGCATTCTCAACTAAGGAGGGTTTTGATATTTCTGAAGGACAAATATCTGGACGTGATGTTGATTTTGAATATATCACACCTGTATTATTCCCAGTTTAAAAATGGTTAAGGTTTAAATAATATTTAATAAGAGAAAAAATGGCAACAACATTCAAACAAGGAGAAGACAAGAAACTTTCAGTCCAGGTGATTGAAGGTGGAGTAGCAACAGACTTAACAGTTTGTACAAATATTAAAGCACTATTACACGTAAACAACGTGATTCAATCGAAGTATGCTTTGATACCAGAAACTGACCACGGACTTTTAGCAGTGGACTCATTAATTAATAACCAAGCAAATGTATTCGTTGAAAGAGATGATTCAAAGAACTATCCAGTTGGAGCAGTTACAATCTGTCTTCTTTGTTCGTTTCCAAATGTAGAGTTTAGTGACGGCATTGAGGTTAGAGAATTTAAGTTCCAAATTGGAAGAGTTGCTGCTGGTTGCGGTATTGATGAGATTATATAAGTCTGATTTTTCATAATAGTAAAAGATGAGAATGGTGGGCTAAAAAGTTCACCATTCTTTTTATAAATAGTAAATTGAATTTAAAATGGTAAAAAGAACAATTGTAGAAATTTGTGGAAATGAGTACGATGTACAGTTTCCAAATGTAGGACAACTCCAAGACATCGAATCATTCAAGATAGCCTTCACAGGTGGAAGATACGTGGACATGGCATTAGGTGGTTTAAGAACGCAAATGTATGCGTTAGACCTAGCTGACGCCATAGCGTATTTAAGTGTGCTAGTCCCAGAATTAAAGCATGACCTAAAGGTTAAGAATTGGAGAGAGTTAGACCCATTCGTGGCAAAGCAAGTCATAAATGACTTCAAAAATAATTTCCTGAAATGGTACAAGCCTATCGTTGATGACCTTTATAATTTCGATTTATCAGAAATTGAAGAGGATGGCGAAAAGGAAGAAAAATAAGCTCAAAAGAGAGGTTCACAATTTCATATTTAATTGGAATCAAAAGTGGCCCATAGACTTTTGGTGGCGCAAGAAATACAATATTTCTTTTGGTAGCGAAGAACATCGTCAAGCTAATTTCATTCAAATGTATTACGAATGGTATGAAGCTGAGGCAATGAAGAAGTGGTATTCAGATGATGAAGATGAAGACCCAGCTGAAAAAGACAGAGATGTAACTGACGTTTCAGGTTCAAAAAATAAATTATCGCAAAAAGAGATTGATGTTGATTTCGACAGCATTGACCTTAGCAGATATAATACAGTAAAGGAAGAACCAAAAAAAGATTCAAATGGCTGATGTTAATGTTAATATACGAGGTAGGGATGACGGATTGGGTGGCCAATTAGATGGACTGCGTGAAAAAGTAAAAGCACTTGGAAGAGATGTATCTGAGTTAAACAACCTTTCAGAAAAGACACCAACTGCCCAAAAACGAACTGTTGAGCGTGAAGCACAAGGCGCACTAGGACAACAAACTAGTCAAATCAGGTCTGAGTATAATGAAGCAAGACAAGCAAATATTTCTGATTTCAGAGAACAAGAAAAGAAATTTGCTAGTGGAGAGATTAATCAGCAACAGTTTGATAAGCAAAAAGAAATGTTTTCAGGCTCTCAACAAGATTTGGGAGCAGCAGAGAAAAAAGAAATACTTGCTGCTGAAAAGGAAATGAACAGACATTTACGTTTGATTGTCCGTGAGATGGTTGATAAGCGTAAATTGACGAGAGAGAAAGCCCAAAGAGATAAAAAGGAATTTGAAGAAGGTGGTAAAGGGGGAATGTATGGCGCATTAGTGTCCGAAAATAAAGACCTTCAGAAACAAAAACTTACAGCTGGTTCTGAAGATGAGGTTGCCGACATCAACGCAAAAATAGAAGCAAATAAAGCTAGGATGCGTGAGATGGATAACGTCAACGATGGAAAGAGTCCATCTGGTGGTCCACTAGGTGCTGCTGGTGCTGGTGCGTTAGGAGTAGGTGGAGCATTGGCTGGCGGTAATTTAGGGGGTGCGATGGCACAGTCAGGCTCAACTGCGGTTCAAATGGCAGGTGGAAGTGGAAAAAAAGCAGCTGCTGCTGCTGGACTTATTGCGATTGCTTATGCGGCACTTAGTCAGTCTAGTAAAACATTTGAAGCTGGTTCTGAAATTGGAGCCATGAGGGGTTCAGGTTACCAAGGTTCAGTTCAAGGATTCAGTTTGATTGACCAAGCCACTAGTGGAACAGGAATGGGAACATCACTTGGTATGGGGCCAGATGAATTCCTAAAGGCAGCAGCAACAAAAGCTAGGAGCACAGGAATTGCTGGACCAAACATATTAGATAGAACAAAAGAAGATTTAGAATTCAAAAGAGCATATGGTGCTGATGTAAGTGGATTCGACCAATTTGAAAGATTCACCAAGGCTGGCAATTCAAATGAGGCAACCGATATAGCATTGGACATGTTAAATGTCCTAACATCTATAAACGAAAGTTCACTGAAAGAGGGTGACTTGGCTACACTAGGTGAGAAAATGCAAACCACTCAAACCTTAATGAATATTCAAAGAAGCAAACGTGATTTAGTTGACGTGGATGCTTCATTAAGAATGATGGCAGCATTTGAATCAATTGGACTTTCTCAAAAGGGAGATAAGGCTGGAGATTTCTTATCACAGACAATTCAAGGTCTAGGTGAAGGAGGTGGAGACAATATGCAATTAATGAAGTATGAGGCAGCAAAACGTGCTCATCCTGAGTTAGCATATAATCCAGCTGAGTTGCGTAGATTCGTAAGGTTCAATTCAGATGACCCAGATTACATAAATTCATTTATGAAGATGGCTGGAGATTACACAGGTGGTAATCAAATGGCTCAAGATGATTTACTTTATTCATTCTTCAATCCTCAATCTGAAGCTGATATGGAAATATATGAAAAGGCTATGTCAGGACAAGGAGATTTTTCAGCGTTGATGTCTGGAGCCAAAGGAATTAATAAGTCAAGGAAAGGAAGTTTGAACAAATCATTTGCTGCTGCTGAATCAGATGTAATGATGGGTGGAGTTAGTGAAGGAGTGGCAGGTTTACAAGCAGTAGTTTCAGGAATAGGAACGACAATGGAAAATTTCTTCACAGGAAATACAGTAAAGGTTGATGTAACTAATGATTTCGGTGCGATGCCTGTCGCACCTGTGACGAAAGGAGTTAGAAAAAATGGTAACTGATGAGTAAATTTATACAACTAACATATAATGGAGAAACTGGATGGACATCTAACATTGGTCAAGTCTTAGAGTTCTTCAAGATAAACCAAGATGTCAATGAATGGCTAGATGTAGAGAATGATGAGGGCATAAGCAATCGACAACTTATATTTGAGGCTTATGATGATAAGACAAAATTCAGGGCAGGCTTCATAGATAAGGATGGTGAGCCAGGTGATAAGGATGCTGATGATATAAACCAAGTTTATCCATGTCCTTGGCCTTTGATAGTTCACGTTGAGTCGTCAAACCTGCAACGAGATATATTGGTGAATCAAACCAATGTAGTTGCTCCAATCGACAGAGTAAATAATTTCAGACTAAAGAACCAGAAAGAACCAGATAACATTCCTGACGAGAACTTTGCGTTTTCAGCTACATTAGGAAGCAGAAGTGAATTCAGTTTCTGGGATATTCTTGGCACTTATACAGATACTGACGGAAGTTTACAACGCAAAACTGCGGAACGATGGGTGAAGCAAGGTTCAACAGGTGGAGACAATGACCAATATAATATGACCCAAAAGGAAGCACCAAAACTTGTAGTTTGGATTTGGTGTAAGTCTTTAATGGGTGACAAAGGATTCAATCCAACATCAGTATTCGATTTGACTCCATTTATACAACAGATGAGTCTCAATCAAACTGAAGCTGGGGGGCAATTTAATTTGACCTTGGCACCTGTGATTGGAGATATAGCATGCGAGATAGGTGAAGATGGATATGGAACAGGTTCAGGAAGTTGGTTTGTAAGTAATGCTCATTATCATGCTTACTTTGAAAAGAAAATAAAAAATTATGCTTTTAAAACACAGACCACTAGAGATTTGAATGAAACAGAAAGAATAAAGTGGGCTGAAGAAGTTAATGCACAACAAAATGAGAATCAAGATAAAACGTATGGAAAAAGAGCACAAGCAAATCAATACGATGGAAGTGTAAGTTTGCATGATGAATATAGTACTGCTAATGACCAAATAACTTTTCTTGGAAAAAGGTCTGAGTTCTTTTTTAAAAATCTAGTTGCGGAAAATGATGTCATTTTTATAGGGATGGATGAAAGAAGGGATATATTTGATGAAGGTTCTTGGCAACCAAGACCAGCCATAGATGACTTTTTTCACTCAGTTGAAGAACTACAGTGGAAACCTAATTTAATGATTGGAATGGTTGACACGAACACAATAAGTTTTAATGCTGAATCATCTGATGTGACTATACAAGTATCAGGTAGAGATTGTATGAAACTGTTGGTTGAAGATGGGACATACTTTTTTCAAAAAAGTTACTCCAATCCAGACAATGATGAGTCGGCATTCAACAATGTAGATATACCAAGGCAAGGTGATGAAGTCAATACTTTAAATAAAGTTGAAGCATTAGGAAGTCTTGGAGTCAACCGATTAATAACAAGTGGATTAATTGAAACATTGTATAATACAGATGCTAGAAATGTAGGATATGTAATGAACTTGTTAATGAGTAGATTGTGTAACATAGAGGTTATGCCATCTAAGGTTTTCGATTCATATGGAGACAGAAGAACGCAATTTCAAGTAGAAATAGACGAACCAATTCATAACAAGGATGGAGTAGGTTCAGATAATGAAGAAGAGGGCGAATAATGAGCACACTAGATAACAATTTAAAATTTATAAAGGGTGGCTTTGTCAACGGAAGACAACGTGAAGGGTTACATCCTAAAGTGAGACAACTTTTTTTGTCTTGGGAAACAGCATGTAGAAACCAGGGGTTGGAGTTAAAATTTTACTCAGGCTATCGTTCAAGAAGTCACCAATCAGAATTAAGAAATGATTACTTGGCTGGACGTAGTAAAATATATGCGTCACCACCTGGATATAGTTCTCATGAGCTAGGCTTAGCAATGGACACCTATGTTTGGAATGGTAAAAGTTTCACTAGGAATAAGTCAATGTTAAAAAAGGTTGCTGCGATAGGAAAGCAATTTGGTTTAAGATGGGGTGGTAATTTTAAAGTAGGAAATGAACAACATCACTTTGATTATTCATTTGGACTTGGATTCACAGAACTAAGGAAACTAGCAAAGGCTGGAAAGATAGATGAAAATGGATATGTGCTTGCTGACGATTCTGAAGTCACCATTCCTAAGAATTTAGTTGTTGCGTATGATTGGAGTACAGATTTAGGAATAGACACTACAATTTATACAGACACTGAATCTGACAAGGTGTTGAAGAAACCTACACCAACAATAAAAAATGTAGAAAAGATACCAGCTCAAGGAATTTGGCAAATAATAAAAATGAGGGCAGACAGATGGTCACTTGCTCAAACAGTAGCAGATAGTTCTATTGCCAATAGTCAAGGAAGTTTGATAAACTATATAAAGAAAGTTGCACAAGACCCATGGATGCAGTTTTGGGGAGATACTATTGGAGACCAATTTTATTTTAATGCCAGAAGAGCACCATTTGATTATAATGGGTGGTCATTACTCATGGACCAAGGTACAATTTCTTCAACTGATGTAATAGCTGATGACCTTAAATGGTACAATGGTCCAATTTATAGTTGGTATCAAATAATACCAAAGGGTTCATTTATTTCGGATGAAAGTCAAATATTTGCTCATGTGACTGCAGTTTTCTTTGAAGAGTATGCTCAAGTGTTTGGTTCAAAACCTAATTCACAAGTCAGTAATTATCTTACATTCTTGAAACAAAGTAGTGGAAAGAAGATGTTTGATAAGGCTCTGGAAGATTTAAGATATATGGTTGAGTCAAATATGTATCTTCCATTTACTAGAGAGGGAACAATAACAATAAAAGGGATGCGACCTGTGAAGAGGGGTTATAAGATTCATTATTGGCCAACTAATGAAGAATTTTACGTTGACGGAGTACAACACAGATTCACATACATCGATGGAAGTGCTGAGTGGGTCACAACTATACAAGTTTCAAGAGGAGTAGAAAAGGCTCACAGTCAGGCTCCAAAAACTACTGAAGAAAATAATTATTGGAATTTAATTCTTTTTGATGACCCACCACCAAAAATAAAAATCGAAAAGGAAAAGATAAAGGGTGACCAAACTGAGGTGTACTTTGACAACAATAGAAATTATTTAATTGATTTGAACGAAAAGTGGCCACCAGCTACTGATACAGTGGATAAGAAAATGGAAACTCAAATTAAAGAATTTCCAGAATTGAGAAAAGAATTAGTTGCTGAAAATAAAGCAAATATTGAATACGCAGTAGCAATGATTGAAAAGTATCCAGAGTGTCCTACATTTAGATGTGTTGGATATATAGATTCTGATAAGGGTGGTAATAACTCAACTTTGCCTAAGAATAGAGCAAAGACCTTAAAGAATGCCATAGTGGATGCTTATATGGAGAAACACCCATCGGAAAGCAAAAGTGCTTTGGAGAATAAAATATCACTAGTGCCTAAAAAGGTTAAGTCATATTCAAAAGAAGAAAAGAAAGCATTTGGAGACACTACCAAAAGAGAATTTAAAAGAAAAGCGAAACAACGAATTGCCTTTTTTATAATGGATGAATGGTTGAGAGATAAAGAAGTTGAAGAACCAGTAAAAGGAGTGAATTGGAAAGTAAATGACCCAGTGTTTAAATTCTTTCTAAAAAGGAAACAATTCAGTTTCTGTAGATATAAAATGGACGAATAATGTTTGATTGGAAAAAACAATGGATAAGAGGTAATGATTTTGATACATCACCTGACCCAAACGAAATAATTGGAACAAAAGGAATTCCAACAGGAAATTTAGCTTGTGGTGTAGGACACATAATAATTCCAGCTGGTGTTGACCCCAATGATTATATAGAAGATGTTTACAGAACAGGTAGGGTTTCAATTTCTGGAGGTATGGACCACCCTCACTTTCACAACTGTCTAATAGACAGAGAGGTATTACAGAGAATAAAAATACCATCTGTAGTGGGAAAGTTAGGAAGTCCCATAGTTTGGATTAATTTGCCTAAACATAATGAGCCAATAATCATCGCAACTTTAAAACACGAAGATGATTTTCATCCATTAAGCGAAAACCAAAAAAGAACTACCAGAGTGAGCAATCTTGGAGACATGGTTGATATAGACATGAATCCAGAGAATGGAATATTGACTATAACAGTTCTAGGGAAAAATCAAGAAAAGATACCAAGGATACATTTCAGGATTGCGGGAACTCAATCTGACGGTCAATTTATCGTAGAGAGTGATGGTGATTATCTTATGAGGGCGAGTAATAAGGTTGTCCAAATGAGCGACAAAACATTTGAATTAGGAGTCAATGGAATAGATGGAGTTTCAAAGGCTAGGATAAAAATGAATTCAAATGAAGAAGAAGAAACTGAAAGATTCATTTATGAAGATGAATGGGGAAATAAAGTTTACATCAATGAGAATAGGATTCAGATAAAAGCCGAAGATTCAAGCAAAATAGTTTTTGGAGAAGAAGATAGTGCTGAGCCAATGGTTAAGGGTGAAACCTTAGTAGGAAAAATTGAAGAAATTATTGACGGAATAACTCAACTGACTGTTCCAACAGCATTTGGACCAAGTGGTACGCCAATTAACTCAGCTACATTTATTCAAATAAAGAGTCAGCTGGATACCATTTTATCTGAACTAACAAATACAGATTGATATGCCGTTAGTTAAAAGTGTACTAAAAATAGGAATTCAAGAAATAATAGATACTCAGTATTCAGGGTTTGTTGAATTCCCACCCACTGTACCAGATGCCGCAGAGAGATGGAGTGAGGCAATAGATAAGTATGCCAAATTGGTTTTACCTGTTTCTGTAAGTTCAAGTACAGCTAAATTAGCAGCAAAAGGTCAATTGCTAACTGTCCCAACATTAGGAGTTCAAGCCTTTGTGAATGCCTTGGTAGCATATGCCACAGCACTAGCTGTAGGAATGGCTCCAACGTTCACAGGAGTACCACCTCCAACGCCACCTGTGATAGCACCGATACTTGCTGCTGGCTTTGCTGGAGCAGATTCTGCCACAATCGCAGAACTTTTATCAAGCACTATTCACATATGGTTTAAGACTGGAACAGCTATTAACAATACAAGTGGTGTAACTATAACATGGAATTAATATGTCAAAGGAACTAATAAGAAGTAAAGCGCAAGGAATTTTAGCAAATGCTGGGAGAGCAGCATTACATGCTTTGGCTCCAAATGATTTTGAATACTATGCCTGTATATTTCAATTAGTAGATTATAGTGGCGACATCGAACAGATATTTAATTTTCCAGTCAGTCCAACATCAATACAAGTTGCTAGAAATGCTCACGTAAGTATTAAAAAGACTGAATCAGGATATGTAGAAACTTTCAGTCCATCTTATGTAGGCAAGACAATAAGCATTAGTGGAACTTTTGGAAGAAAATTTAGGTTGCTAGTCAGCAGAGACAATAATCCAACGCAGACTAAAGTGAAGAAAAAAGACAGACAAAACTTTTACAAAAAAGATACTTTTGATGCTAATGTAAAAACAGGTTTTGGAGCGTTAAAATTACTTGAAAAAATAGTTGCTAGAAGCACAGATTTTTGTGAAGCTGGTTTTCCAATGCGATTGTACTTTTACAACCTTCAAGCTAATGAATCATATTGGGTGGAAGTAATGTCATTTAGTAAGAACATGAGTATGGAAAATAATGCTATGTGGAATTGGAATATTGAAATGAAGGCTATTGCGCCAGTGCCTGACACGTACAGTGGAAAGAGTAAAATTGGCAATTTAGTAGCAATGGCTGCTGTACAAAAAAGTCTGAACCAAACATTTAGTAATTTGACTGTTGGTGGCGTAACACGTAAGAACGGAATAATTGGAGGATAATGATAGGAGATAAAACACTTGATAATTTTAAGGACTTAACAAATTTTGATTTTAATGAGTTTGCCACTGAAGTGTCTGACTTTTTTAGATTTGAAATGCCTCAAATAGTTTCATTTTATTTAGGCACCACCAAGTATATAGATAAACAACGTATCAATAATTTGAATGCTCTTTATGAAAAGAGTTTAGTATTGACTGGAATATTTAGAGATTACAAAAGAACGATGTCAACTTGTGATTATTGGGCTTTACTAGATATTGCTGAAGACATTAAAACTCACTTGAAGTATTCTCAGAATATTCCTAAGTATTTAAGGTCATCATATATAAAAGGGAAAATATCTGCAGGCTATGTTTTTAACTACACTACATCTAGCCAACAAACACTAGAAGATGTAGCAAGAGATGTTTTGGGGAAAAATGATACATTTAATAATAGTGGTTGGACAAGCATAGCAAAAATGAATGACCTTAGAGAAGTGGATTGGGACATATCTGGAGGAACTGAGCTGGAGTTACTTGATAATGGATTTCAAGCTAGTTTGGTAACATCTATGATAGACTACACAATTGGTGATAGAGTTTATGGCAAAGATATTCCAACCCTAATGAAATTTGAAGATGATGACCTTCAAGTTCTAGGGTACAAAGATACAGCATATCAAACAGTGGATATACTTTCAAAAGTAGCAAAAAGAGATATTCCTGAATTTCCAAGTATGGGGCTTAATGCTCAATTTTGGAAAGGGGTGAATATATCTCAAATGAATTTTCCACTTATAAAAAAAGAGTTGGAAAGTAATTTTAAGTCAGATGACTTATTCAAAGATTTTAAAGTTTTAAAAATAGACTACATTGAAGGCGACATATTCATAAAATTTGAAGTTGGAACTAAACGAGATGAAGTCATTGTAAATAGCGTAACGATATGATTACAAAAATAACACCTGTAGAAGAATTAAAGCAAATATTTGTAGAAACATTGCTCAACCAAACTGACCAAGTCACTAAAGTGTCTGAGGGTTCAGTTTTAAATGGAATTGCTTTTGGAGCAGCAAAACTGTCTCAAAAGATATTAAAAGATGTATCTGTAATAGAATCACACCTATTTCCAGATTCAGCCTATGGCTCATATTTAGATACCATTGCTGAATTACGAGGGGTGGCTGGAAGATTCGGTGCGATTGCTAGCTCAACTTTTGTTAGAGTGGTAGGAACACCTGGAACAACTTATATACCAGGAACACATGTCTTTAAAGGACAAGGACAAGATTTCGCAACTCAAGTTCTAACCACCATACCAGTAGAGGGGTTTACATATGTGAAAGTAGAAAGTTTAGCATTTGGAGAAGAAACTAATGTTGACCCATTAAGTATCACAAGCGTCACTCCAGCACCAACTGGTCATGCTTATTGTATTAATGAATACGGAGCAACAGGTGGCAGACAAGCTGAGGATGACGATATGTTTAGGGAAAGAATAAAGGAAGAAATAAATGTGTTAGCACGTGGGACAATACAGTATTTAGAGCAAGTATTGAGGAAGTTTAATCCAAATGTGCTTAGAGTTTATAATCACGGACTTGATAATCAAGGAGAACTTAATATTGGAGTTGGTAGCGTTAATGGTGCTGATTTCAGTCCAGCTCAACTTACAGATTTCAGATTAAAGGCAGAGCAATTTTTGAATATGAATGAGTTCAAGCCTAATGGACTTCAAAACTATGGAATCAAATTTGTGAATGTAGTTTACTACCCAATTGATATTAGTTGTCGTGTTGACCTTGAGCCATCCTTTTCTACTGATACGATTAGAAAAGAAGCACAAAAAAATTTAAGTAAATTGATTGACCACAGATTCTGGGAAGAGGGTGGAATCATTCAATGGATTGACTTAGTGAATGCTATTAAAGCAGTCAGAGGGGTTAAGCGTGTCATTGATAATTACTTTTATCCAAATACGCAATTCAATATACCTAGAGGTCAGTTGCCTAGATTCAGAGGGTTCATTATGATGAATGTACAAGGTGTAATGCTAGAAAATGTATCTGGTACTTTGAACCCATTTTATTATCCAAGCGATGGAGATTTTGCTTATCAAGCAACTGTATTAAAATCATTATAATATGGAAAGAGATTTAAACACAAGAGGGAATAGTGCGGTCAATGGATTTACAAGTTTGGGTCAAACTAATGGAGATTTAAAAATTGACATCAGTTATGACGACCAATCAGTAAATATAGGACTTGAGCCTGTTCCTTTAAAAGACCCAAGAACAAGTGCCATTGAAATAATGGAAGAGAGAAAAGTAAAAAATTCTGTCGAGGGCATTGAATGCGAGTTATTAATCAATCAGGAAATAAAGCCGATTTATGAAGTTGATGTTGATGGAACTATATATCTGAGTGATATAAAAAGCGAGTCAGACAATTACGAAATAAATGCTATGGCTGAACTGATATTTAATTTTGAATCATGATAATTGGAAATACTCTATCAGAAATTGGAGATGTGTTATTCATTTATTCTCAAGGAGCACTAGCTGGAACTGTAAATGTTTCAAGCTACACTGACACCTTGGTAGGTGAAACACCAACTAGATACTTCAGTAAGACATTCAGATATTCACTAGATGGAACGAATTATTCAACTTGGGAGCCATTAACGAATGCCAACCTTGCCGCAATCACTGGAACAGTGACCACCCTTTTATTTCTTGAATTTAGATATGAAAGAGTTGGAACGGATACCACAGGAATTTTAGAGTTTGGAGGACTTGAACTACAAGGTAATATCATAATTCAAATTTATAGTGGAATCACAACCTTAGAAAGTTTATTTGAAGATTTGGCTGTTAATGATATGTTGACTGCTCAAATTTGTAATAATCTGCTAAGAAAGATATACCAATCAGGAATTTTACCTGAATTTATTGAGCGTGGACCAGGCATTGACGATACTGACTTTGTTTCGTTTTGGTCGGCAGTATGTTGCTTTTTAGCTTATGTAAGTGCCTTCACTAATGAATTCGATTCGATACTATATAAAAGAAAGTATTTGGGCGAGCACCTGACGCAACGTGGTTTATTCTTTGAGTCAGAAGAAATACTGTTTTCAGAAATGCAGTTTTTGGCTAACAACTTTTATGATGAGATTCGTAAAAGGGGAACTAAACTGACATATCAAAAACTAGGAACTGAATTAATGGATGGGTCAGTTACTAAAATAGATGGTGAATGGTTGAGGCTTATTAATCGAAATAGATATGATGAGTTTTTGCTTGACGTTGTTGAAAAAGAAAATCACGGATGGTGTTTAGGAAAATCATCACCATTCTATAATGGGAACTACAAATCAGAACAAATAAATAAAACTGAAGAAAATACAGCTGACTTTGTAGATTTGACTTTATATGATATACAGAATAGTGGAAGTGTTAGTATAGTCAATGACTCAGGACTTAATGTTGCTAAGTTATCAGGAATTGGATTGCCAGCTAGTGTAGGTTTTGGATATGATTTATGGACACCACCACCCTTAGTTAATTGGGAAGATTTAATAATTGTCGACAAGGAGTTGGATTATGAAATAACTTTCAATATAAAAAGAAAGCCTGGAGCAAATGCGTTCGTTTATTTTGGTGTACATGGGTACAATCGAAATGGTTCATACAAGCCTTTATCATTTAACGATATTCAAGTTGGTGTGACTGCAAATTATTTCTTTGTAGATAGTTTCACTGATGTTACCAAGATTGAAGACCAATGGTATAGTGTGCGAGGCATTATATATGCTGCTGGATCATCTACATTCACAGGTAAGTATTCAAGAAGTAATGTAATTGGAAGAAATTTGTACTTCAATGCTAATGAAGATGTCGATATGGTAAAGCCATTTATACAGATATCAGGTTCTGGCGATTATCATATACATGATTTTAAAATGAGGCCATTAATAAAAGGAAAAACGATATTGGGACATAAGCCAGGTGTTAAAAATCCTCAATTTATTCAAGGTGATTCAATAGTAATGAACTGGCATCGAAACAATAGTGACAAATTTACAGATGATCAGGTGAGGAATAGGATTCAAGATAATTTACTTCCATACGAGCAGAAGTTGATTCCAATCAACCTTACACGTAAAGTAGATGATAAACAGTTATTACTTTAACAAGATAAAAGAAAATTGTAAAACATGAGTGGTTATTTAAAAGTAAACTCAAATTTATTTCTGGAAGTTGCAGAACAAAAAAGGAATGACCAATTCTTAGATGAATGGGGATACAGAAGACACGTTCTTGCGAACAGCAAAGAGTATGGAATTGTTAAAGATTTAGACTTGCCTGAATTAGGCACTATTTTAACACAAGATGCTTTTTATGTATCTAAATTTGGAGTGAGTTGTTATGATAAAGTTATCATAAACACAGGTATGATTATTGACCAACTAGGTCGGTTTGTAGTGAATGACGCAATAGTTGATGTTCCTATTTCACCTGATTCTTTATGGTATTGGATAAAAGTAAAGCACAAATATAAAACTACTGAGATTGGAACTGTGTCCGTAGATACTTTTGGAAACGTGACTGGAGTTGGAACAGAATTTTTGAATGTCCTTAGAGGTCAGCCGAATTTTCCATCCAAGATAAGGTTCACAAATAGTGTGAATGGTAATGCTGATGATTACGAGGTAGTTGATATCATTAGCGACAACAGTTGTATAATTCAAGGTGATTTTATTGCTGAGAGTGATATGACTTATTCAATTGTCGGAACTTTCACACCTGGTTATCCTGTACCTACTGCTGATGAGCAAATATTTCAATACGATTATTTTGAATATGAATTAGTCACAGAAACTATCTTAAACACACCACCAGCTTTTATTGCTGGAGAGGAATTTTACTTGTCTAGGGTAAAAAGTAATGGAACTACTATCATAATTGAAGACAAAAGACTTGATTGGTGGAAACCTTGGGGAGAATGGCACGTACATGATGTAAATAGAAATTTCAACAATAACTTAATAGGAGTTGAAGGAGTTCAGTGGGAACAACCTAATTCACCAAGAGCAAATAATTTAGTGATGGTTGCTTGGGGGATGAGATTTGCTTCATATACGATTGACCCAAGTTTAAAAAAGATATCAGTATTGATTGGAAATGGAGGTACTTTTAAAGATACATCCTTTTTCAACTCAGGAGATTTCACTGACTGGCGATTATATTCTAAAGATGGAAGTTGGAGAACAATTATAGATAGTACAAAAACTGGAACTCAAATTGTACTGACGCTAGATGTACTTGACCCAGATGATTACGGAATGGCTGACCAGCTATTCATTGCTCCACCATATGAGTCAATAGAAATTAGAGCACAAAGAGATGGGGCGAATATAGATGTTGGTGACCAAGATAATGACACCGATACAACTGAAGTGTTTCCTTGGCCCAATATAGAAAGAACATTTGACTATTCGATAAATACGCCATTAGTCAGAATGGAACTGCCTACCATGGATGGTTGTTATAAATACAACTTGATGTATAGGTATAAGACATTTAAAGACTATACAGATTGGCAAGTTTTTCCAGATGACCCTATTGGACATTATGATGAAGAGTCATACGATGCCTTTGGTAATTTAAAGTTGCCTATTGATAGAACGCAAGTTCCATACGCTGGGGATGCTAGTTTAGGATTCATAAAAGTTTGCGAGGCACCTGATTCGTTTCAAAACTTTCAAGAAGCAGTTGACACAGGAGATTTATTTGGAGTCAATACGACAGCACTAGATAATTCAGTGCCAGTAGTTGAATTACAAGTCGGAGTTGATAAGCAATATCAACATTATCAAGGTGGACTAACTTTAACTGCCGATATGTTCATACATTTAAGAACAGAGGATGACGATGGCCTTCCATTCAGAGAGGGAAACAGCTTCACCTTACATATTGACCAATGGGTTGATTTGTCAACTTTTAGATTAAGGATTGTTGAGAACTATATTGACCCAACCAATTTTGATTTACTTGCGGAGTTAAATGAAAATGACGTTTATTATGCTAGAAATAATACATCGTCAGACCCAGGTCAACAACACCGATATGGACTATTCATCACGTGTACTTTTAGTGACTTGGGAAGTTGGATAGTAAGATGGGACACTGAAACTTGTCCTATGCACACAGTAAGATTAGTTGGACCAGGAGTTTCACAGAATGTATTTAATACGTCAGGTGACGGAATAAAGCACGGATATCATGGATGGAGAATTTTAAATGGTAATAATGGAACATTGAATATGGCAGGACAATTTCCAAGAGGAACTAACTCAGCTGGGTTGATAGGTGCTTCTGGAGGTTCAAATACTGTAAGTATTCCAGTAAGTGCTTTACCTAACCATACGCATACCTTTTCTGGAACAACAAATAATGACGGAGCACATAGCCATGCTGTGTGGGCTGGTAATGGTGCTGGTGGGGGTGGATTCGATAAAGGGGAGGATGATGACGCAAGATTTTATGCTCATCCTGATAACTCAACTACAAGTAGGCACCAACACAACTTTTCTGGAACTACAGATGCGGGTGGGGGAACAGGTTCGCCATCACCTGTGGATATTGTGCCACCTTACTTGCAATTTATATATATACAAAAATTTGTTTAGAAATGATTATAAAAATACAAAATACAATATCATTTCAAGATGACCCATCAGGTCAATATTTTGAATCTCATAATGGGGGAAAAGTAGAATGGACATATGATGGAGATTCTAGTGATATGGAAAGTAACCACCACGGAGAGGTTACAAAAGACTTCAAGATAACAAACGCAAATAAGTACTCATGGGAATTAAAGCATGGGAATAGTTTTGACGTAAACATACAGCAAGACATAGTGAGAGGTAGTGAAGAAATATCAAGCCTACACGTTATATGCTATGAAACAACTAAAACAAAGCCTTACAGATTGCCTGTGAGATTTGACGTAGTTTTAGATGAATCTGACGTAGTTCTTGCTTCAACTTGTGATTTCAGTTTAGGTAACTTAAAAAACCTAACACAAGACATTAGGATAAATAATATTCAAGTGCCGTTAAACAGCAAAGTGAATTTGATTATCGTAGTGGCTACAAAAGAATTGTAATATGGAACTACTTTTATCAGGTGCTAAGCATCCAAATTCGGAACAAAGAGATGTAACTGCCTCCACAGGAGGGTTTGTATCAATTACGCCAGTACCAAATGGAAGACTTAATGCGTTATTTGATGACGTTGCTTGTTATGAAAAGGAAAAGAAAATTGAATCCACTCTTGGGTTATTTCTAAGGAACAACAGTGACCAAGTAGTTAAAAATGTTATTCTTCAACAAATTTATAACAATACGATTGGAGAAGATGACAACCAAACTGACTTTGAATGGGCAGCAGTTGAACCTAAAGATAATGAGTACATCGAAAGGCTAGGGAACAGATATGAATATCCATTCCACGCTGAATTCTTTGACCCAACTTGTCGTAGAGAGGATGCTGTTTTAAAAATAACCTCAGCTGGAAGCATAGGTGACGTTTTGAATATACTTGGTATGAATATAGTTCTTGACGGAGTGGAAATCATGGATGTGGTTTTTGGAATAGTAGAAACATTTGAAGACCACTCTGAATATAAAGTTGAGTACCATTCTGAAGATTCGGTATATTTTAGAAGAAAAGAATTGATTGAAACAAATGCTCCAATAGAAATTTTAACACCAGGAGATGTAACTGCTGACGCTGTTAGTTTTTCAGGTTTTAAGGATAATGGAATATTGCTTATTGAAGAACTTCAGCCAAATGAGGCTATTGGACTTTGGATAACTAGAAAAGTAAAAAAAGATAAAAAGGTTGATTGCTTTTTAATAGAAGAAAAGTATGATAATGCTTTTGGAGAAGAATTTAATGAAAATAGACTTGAGGACTTGGATGATATTGAAGAGTGCCTTGAAGTGATTTTTTCCTACAGTTGATGCCGTTTGTGTTTTACTTTCGATTGGATGCCCTAAATGCTAGGGCATCCTTTTTTTATCCACTTTTTTGCTTTGTCCTTGTGATATAGATTAATTTTAATAGGAAGTCCAAACCTAAAAAAGTACAATCGTAAAAACCAAGATTAATTGGTTACATTAAAAATATAAAATAACCAAGTATAAACTAACTGCTGACTGACTTCAGAGTTACGTTAGTTGAGTTAAATGATAGGAGTTCTTTTCTCAGGGGGTTTGTGAGCACTATCAGCTTCATGTGATGAATATATTATTGACCTTTTTCATTAAGGGGGAAAGGGGGTTGTGATTTTGAGACTTATGTTTCTGAATATTTTTAAAGATGTACATTTATGATTTTAATAACAAGGGTGAATTCAAAACAATATCAGTTTTATTCGCAAATTCCAAAAGAAGTAAAAGCAATAAAAGACAAACTAAGAATTTGGATAGATGGTGCCCAATATTCTGATAAATACAAGAAAGGCTTTTGGGATGGATATTTTAAGCTATACACTAAAGATAACAAAATTGATATTGGAATACTTGATGAAGTAGTTTTCCACTTATCAGATATGGGAATATCATACGAGGTTGTTGAGCAAGATTTTAGAAGATTCATAATTGACAACTATTCGTTGGATTCACGTTTGCGCCCACATCAAGCTGAAGGAGTGGATGCGTTTTTCAAAAAGAATTTCGGATTGATGGTAATTCCTACACGTGGAGGAAAAACTTTTGTGTCTGGTGAAATCATTCGGCACGTTATTGACCAAGTGGAAGATTCATCTATATGCTTTTTTGTCGATACGACAGATTTGTTTGACCAAACAGTTGAAGAGTTATCAAAATACCTAAATGTACCAGAAAGTGATATTGGTACAATAAATTCTTTTGGAGTTAATATTAAGCAAGTGTCGATTGCTATGATTCAGACAGTGACTTCAATATTTAATAGAAAAAAGCCTGAAGCAAAGACTTTGGAAAAGTATTTTAAAAGTTTGACCTTTTTGATAGTCGATGAAGTTCAAGAGTATTTGGGAGACAACAGAATGAAACTAATAAAAAAGTGTTCCAACGTGGAATTTCTGTTAGGGTTATCAGCTACACCTTTTAAACAAAAAGGAAGTGTTGTGGCTAATTTAAAAATGAAAGGTCATTTTGGAGGAATTGCTTATGACGTAGATAAAACCAGACTTCAAGATGAAGGATACTTAGCACTTGATAAAGTAATATTAATCAGCCACCAACATGATTCAAGCAGAGTACACAAGTACAGAGATTTAGTTGGAACTGAAAAATACCAAAAATATCTTAAAAAATTGATTCATGAAAATAAGGATAGAAACAGAATATTGCTTGACCTAATAAATATGTGTAAAAGTAATAAGTGGAAAACACTTGTACTATTTAATTCAAAGCAACATGGATACCTTATTTCAGAACTAAGTCACAAGCAATTTATTTCTGGAGATGATGACACCAAAACTAGAAATGAAGCAAAAGAGAGATTTTTGAGAGGTCGTGGGAAAGTATTATTGGCCAGCAATATATTTAAAAAGGGTATCACGTTGCCTGAAGTTGAAGTTCTAATAATGGCCGATGGAGGATTGGAAGGCAGTAATGTAATACAAAAGGCTGGAAGAGTTCTAGGAGCAGTTGAAAATAAAGACAAAGCCGTGATTATTGATATTATGGATGTTGAGCCAGAATACTTTTCTGGCCATAGTTTTAATAGACTAGAGGTGTATTCAGAAACAGTAGGAGATGAAAGAATTGAATGCTATGAAGATGAAGACATGTCTGATATCCAAGATACTATAAAATCATGGTTCGATGAGAAATAAAGAAGTCAGACTGATAGTTGATAAGTTCAAATATCACTATAAAGCAATCACAGGTAATGAAGCATTCAGGATGAACATGACTGAAACTAGATTGACTATGACTAAAGGTTTTATTTCAAAAGTGAAGGAATTCAACAACTCAACTATTCTAGGTGAAGACTATCTAAGGTCATATATGGAATTTCAGTTCAATTACTGGTTCGAGCATGATGGTAAGTACGGAAAAGGCACGAGTATTCAGCTGGAATGGATAATTGGAAATAAGGCTTGGAAGAGGTGGACAAGTAGGTCAGAAAAATATAAGAAAGCAACGAGCCATCTTGTTCGTAAGAATTTAAAAAGAAAGATTAATTTCCAAGTTGATGGGGTTAGAAATGAGGGGTGGAGTAATTCTATGAAGAAAGTCAATGAAATTGAAGAGTTTGAAAAAGCTATGTTTTATAATAGCGCAAAGGGGTTTATCAACTGTACTTTAAATACCACGATGTACAATCACAAGTCTATGAAATGTGTAACTTGTAAGTATAAGAAAAAGTGCGAAATACAGTTAAAAGAACAGTTGCCCAGCGTTTATAGGTTAAGAGGTTATGGAGGAAAAAGATAAATTATCAAGTGAGTTCACGTTGGAGTTATTTCATTGCGCTTTTGAGGATGAAACTGTATTTGAACTTTTAAGGGAACATTTAAAATATTCATTTTTAGTTTTAGAACACGAAAAGAAGTTTTGGAAGAAATGCGTACAACTACACACGCTGAATGAGAAAATACCAAGTCTTGGACTAATTCAGGTTGAGTGTCGTAAAGAACAAAAAGTGCGAGAGTTCATCTCAGATGTTAAGAATAGTTCATCTGATAAAGAGCAAGTGGTAAAAGCGTTTCAAGATTTCATAAAAGAAAGTAAGTTTGTCGAGTTATTTGAGGATGCTGGTGAGCGTTATAATAGAGGTGAGCAAAAAGAAGCATATGATATTTTTATAAAGGGTGCTGAGTCACTAGCTAATTTTAGTATCAAAGACAAAATATTCACTAAGGTTTTCGGTGACTTTGAAGAAAGGAATACAATCAGAACTTTGGAGGATAGAGGAAGACACAAAGTTCCATTCATGATTGACGAATTAGATAATCACACTAAAGGTGGACCAGAGACAGGTGAGTGTGTATTATTCACTGCTGAGTCAGGTCGTGGTAAGTCTCAAGCACTTATTCACTATGCGGTTCAAACGGCAAGGAGAGGTGGAAGAGTGGCGTTGTTTCAGATTGAGGGAACTAAACGACAAGTAATGGATAGGCTAGATTCATCTTGGACAGGAGCATTATATCACGATGTTAAAAATGCCACTATTGAAAGAAGTAGGTTGAAAAAATTAAAAAGCGTATTGAATAAAGTTCGTGGAGAGATATATGTTGAGGCTTTTGAGAAGTTCGGAAATGCTACCATATATGATATTCGGAATAGCGTTATTGATATGAAAAAGCTGTATGGCGATTTCGATTTGGTAGTGATTGATTATTTAGAACTACTTGAAGTTGGCGATGGTAATCAATATGGCCCATCTTCAGAGAGATTTAGGCAACAGAAAATAGGTAGATTTATGAAAGAACTTGCCATGGAGCAAGACGTGGTGACTTGTACTGCTACACAAGCATCTAATTTGCCAAGTGAGTTAAAGAAAGACCCAAATTTTGTTATGACCAGAGAGTTCTTGTCTGAAGATAAAGGAAAAATCAGACCATTTGATTATCACTTTACTTTCAATCAGACATTCGATGAAGAGAATAACAAGGATGAGAGAGGTGAGCCTGCTCCATTACTAAGAATATATGAGGATAAGATGAGAGAATATAGAGGTGGAAGAACTATAAGCATAGTGACCAACTTTGGAAGAGCAAGATTTTATGACCGCCAGAAAACTATCAAGTTGGTTCTGGACTATCAGGATGAAGATGAAGAATAGTAAAATTGACGACATAGAATTAAAGTCCATTCTTGAAAAGCCGATAATTGGCCCACATAATCATTATATTGCTAGTTGTCCATATTGCTTTAAAGATAGACACTTTTATATAAATAGGAGTTCACAGCAGTGGGATTGTAAGAAGTGCGGTGAAGAGGGTAACATAATAAAATTACTGAGCCATCTAGGTCAGCTGTTTAAAATTGGTGAGTTCAAAAGTGTTGAGCGTGGTCGTGTAACATTATTGTCTGAACTTGAAAATGAAAATGAAAATGAAATTACGTCATTAGAAGTCGAAAAGTTCAAACCACCGATAGGATTCAAGCGTGTAAATTCGGACAAATACTTGAAAAAGAGAAAGATGACCAAAGGTAATTTTGATAAGTTTAAGATTGGTTACACAAATTTAGTTCCATCATTAAAAAATTATGTTATATTTCTAATTGAAGAGGATGGAGAGTGTAAAGGCTATTTATCAAGGTACACTAAAAGCATTCCAAAGGGAAGTAAAAAACTGAGATACAATAATGCTAGGAACGTGAACTTCAGTCATTTACTATTCGGATATGAAGAAATAACTAACCAAACAAAAACTGTAATAATAGTTGAAGGTTTGTTTGATAAGATTAGTGTTGATAACTATTTAGGACTAGATTCAGATGAAGAAATTAAATGTGTAGCAACATTTGGTAAGAAAATAAGTAAATTTCAGGTATTAAAGTTACAGTCAAAGGGTGTTGAGAATGTTGTTTTGATATATGATTATGATGCTATTAAAGAAATGAAAAAATATAGCATCTTGTTGAATGAGTTTTTCAACGTCAAAGTAGGGTTCACTTTTAATAAAGACATCAATGACTCAGATAAAAAAGAAGTTTTTGAAATATTCGATAGGCTTAAAACACCTATGGAGTTTAACAAAAAGGTTGTAAAGTTATTGAAATGAATAGGGAGAAAGACAGAGACATCTCAATTTTAGAATACTTTAATGTATTACAGAGTGAGTTCATTTACTTTGAATTGAGAAGCAAGATATATCCATCTGCTAAAGACAAAGATTATTTTAGAAAAGTGATGGAGTTCAAAGAACAAAAAATCAAGGACATATCACAGAAGAACAATTTGATATCCATTTTCGATTCTGAACACAAGTTAGCTGATTTCAGGACTAACTTTTTCAATGAGTTCGGCAATCCAAAAAGATTAGGAAAGCGTGATTGGTATTTTTATTATAAGTTGGAAGCAGATTTTTCATACATGGGTGAAGGCTGTAAGCTAAAGAAGTATGATATGGACGAAAAGAAAGCTGTGATACAACTAATGACTGGCGAGATGGTTCAAGTCAAGCTAGATGACATATCCAGAATATTGTAGATTTTTAAAAAATAATTTGAAATACATAGTGGAATGCTTTGATTACAAACTTATTTAAACTAATTTCGTTTAACGAAATTGTTTAAAAATGGAAAAAGATTTAAAAATGGAATAACAGTGAGCCTCAAGATATCCAATATCTATGAGGCATTTTTTATTAATAACCTCAAATACTTTAAAAATGGAAAAAAAGCAGATTTTAAGATTGTACACTAAAAACGAATACCTAGCAGTTCAGTATGCTAAAAAAGTATTCAATGTCGGACACATATCATATTCGCAAGAAGATGTTGAACAAGATTTGAAAATCAGATTATGGACGGCACTAGAATCATACCTATTAAAATACAAGCAATATAAAAAGACTGGGCGAGAGAAACCTGTGCCGTTGAAGTTTTATTTAAAGACTGTAATGATTAATAAGGTGAAAGATTTCATACGAGATATTAATGCGGAACTAAAAACAGTATCCATGTCTGATATTAATTTTGACTATGGTACTGAAGATTTCAATGTTAGTGTTGACTTTAAGAAAAAACAACTCATGGTCGGAATGACCGATGTCCTTCAGGATATTCCTGAGGATGAAAAAAAGTTCTTTATGCTATATCTAAAAGGTTTTCCAATATCGAAAATCAACAAGATAAATAAGAGCAAGAAAAGTGCTAAGAATAGTATCAAAAGAAACTTGGCTAAGATTAAAGACAGAGTTCCAGAGTTATTGGAAGAAACTGAAATTTACAAAGTGTTATCTCACGCTGACTAAATTTACAAAGTTTATCTTTATACAAACAAAATAATTAAATTGTAAATTAAATTTTAAAAAATGGCAACAGTAAAAAAAGTAAAAACGGAAAAGCTGACTACAGCGCAAATTAAAGACCTTGATGGAGTAAGTATTAAGGGAGTAAAAACAGTTGAAGAAGCAAGAAAGAAAATGATTGCTTACTTAAACAAACAGGAAATTGACGATGTCGATGAAGAAACTTATGAAGAGTTGTACGATATGGTTGAGGCTATCTATGACGATACAGATGAGGCACTAGATGCTGCTGTTGAAGAAGTAGATGATGAAGTTGAAGAAGTAGAGGATGACTCTGACGAGGTTGATGACGAGGTTGATGACCTTGAAGATACTGCTGAGAAAGAAGAAAAGGCAAATGATAAGGTTCAGAAGAAAACTGAAACTACAGCCAAGAAAGCTACAGAGAAAAAAGAGAAAGCGAAAGGAACTAAGAAACCATCTAAGCGTTTGAATCCACTTGAGAATAAAGATGATGCTGCGAGATACGATGAACTCAAAAAAGTTCTAGGTGCTGACTTTGAATATAACTTTATTGCTAATGGAGGTGTGTCTATAAAATACCTTGGTAAGAATAGCAAAAAAGTATTCTTGTCATTCGATTCTCCAAAGGTGAATAAAGAGGGTGAAGTTGTAGGTCGTGTTTACCTATCTTCAGTAAAAGATGAAGAAGTGCTTCAGGAATTATTTGGAGAGGACATTGAGACTAAAAAATCATGGTCTGGTAACATCCTTATAATCGGAATGAGCATAAGTGAACTAGCTTCATCACTAAAGACTAACAAGAAAGCCTTTGATAATGTAATTCACAACCTGACTAAGAAAGATGAAAAGTTAGGCAAGAACAGAGCCAAGATGGAAGAGGACTTGAAGAAAGAGAATAAGGCGAAAGCAACCAAAGCAAAATCTGCGAAAAAATAAAAGAGAGGTTATTAATAGCAGTAAAGGGCATCCCAAGTGGATGCCTTTTTTTTCATCGTTAATTAAGAAAAGAAATAATTATGAGTTCAAATCAGATTTTAAATGATAGTGTCAAAGCACCTATCTTTTCAAAAGTTTACCCAGCAATTAATAAGTACGTCATTGAGAACGGACAAAGTGAGGATAGTAGATATGGTCCAACTAAAGAAGTTCTAAATTTCAAGACCACTTTAAAAAATCCATATGCTAGATGTGTAGGCACAAGTAATAGAGATATCAACATTTTCTTTTTATTGGCTGAAGCACTTTGGATATTTAGAGGTGAGCGTGATGTTGACTTTCTAAAAAAGTTTAATTCTAGGATGTCAGAGTTTTCAGATGATGGTAAAGTTTTTCATGCGCCATATGGTTTTAGATTGCGCCATTATGGAGTTGATTCAAGATTAGGATATGTTCATCCATCTGATGGAGTTCAAGGTAAATTAAATTTTGAGGAAGAAGCAAGAGCACCAGAACATATAGGACACCATATTCAACAGATGATGGAGGGTGAAGACCAAGTTTTAACAGTATTGAAGATGCTAAGCGAAAACCCAAATGATAGACGTGCTGTAATGTCAATATGGAATACGGAACTTGACTTGGGCACTAAAAGCAAGGATATACCATGTAATGACCTTGTAATGATTAAAGTTAGGGATGGCAAGTTTCATACTACCATAGCGAATAGGAGTAATGACTTACATTGGGGGTTACCAACTAATGTGTTTCAGTTTAGTTTTATTACTGAGATTATGTCTAATATTTTAGGCTTAAAGCTAGGAACACAAACTCACAACTCTCAAAGTCTTCATTTCTACACGGAGAATGAAATTGCTATGAATATGTATGAGCATACGCAATTTGCTTCTGATGGAGATAATATTCCTGACGTGTACGATAGCTACAACCCAGCTCATATAGATATGAAGTTCAATATGGAAAGCGTGGAAGGTAGATTACACGAGGTTGATGGATATATAGATTTAATCATCAATACTTTAAAGTCAGGGAAAAGAATGGCCAAAGCAGATTTCGATTCACTGAATGAGTTTTCTAAGTATTTTGCTTTGATTTATGATTTGCTTGATTTGTATCTTCATTATAAAGAGTTGTTGAATGATGATAAAAAACGTATCATAACCAAGGATGAATTCAGATTTAATAAAATAAAGGAGATTGGAGACCTCACAATGTTCTTTCCATCGTTAGATATTACGGCATTGGCTGTGAATTTCTTTGCGGCTAAGTTCCAGAACGATGATTTAAAAGAAGAACTTGTATATCCATTAGGTGAATTATGATTGAACTAAATGAATGGCTAAAGTCTAGGGGCATAAATTATGAGCTTGACTACTCTAATATCTATGATGTCCCAGGCTTTGGAAAGATGTTATATTTAAAGGGAGTTGATGGAAAGATAATTGGAGATGATTTTGAATTTCTAATTAGTGATGATGAAGATGAATTACTATATGAGAGAGATGATTTGAATCATGTGGTTTTTAAGTGGGGGACAAAATTCTATTATTCACCTTTAGAAGAAAAGCGAGATGAGGCTGGAGATGTCGTATATGAGCCTGTATTCAATGACCTCATAAATATTGGAGAGTATAAAAGCGTATTTGATTTCAAGTTCGTTAATCTAGGAGTTCACACTGGCTATGAATTATTGAATGGTTCAGGTGAATCATCTAGGTGGATTGATAAATGCTCTTTCTTTAATCACGATGTCGTAGGAATTTGCGAAAAGAATACACTTGCTGGAACACTTCCATTACAACTTTCTGCTAAGAAGAAAGGAGTCAAGTGTGTACATGGACAAACTATTTCGGTTGCGATTGACTATGATGAAAAAGCTGAATACCAGAACACCTATGATTTAAAGTTATATGTCAAGAATTATGTTGGTTGGAGAAACTTATTGAACATATCTAAACTGATAAATGTAGATTTCGATTCATTCATTCCAGAAGAAATATTGCTTGAAAAAACTGAAGGACTTATTTGCGTATTTCCAACTCAAGGGTATTTTAATAGGATAAGTGGAGACAAGAAAGCTGGTATCAAATACATAAAAAAGTACAAAAAACTTTTCGGAAATGGTTTATATTATCAGATTGATTTTAGTGAGTTCGATGATGATAAATTAGATTTGATGAATTTGAATAATTTGAAGACTTATTTTGACAATTTCAGCAAGTTAATCAAACCTGTCGTGATAAGTGATGCCTATTATATTGAGAAGCAAGATTTTGGAACTAAAGATTACTTGAACAAGATAGACAGAAAAGCCATTCCATATAGCGTTGACCAATACTTTAAAGATGCTGATGATATCGTGGATAAAATTGTTTCCATGTTTAATTCAAGTCCAGATAAATTTGATTTGGTCATAAGAGGTTTGGCAAACACTAGAGTAATTGCTGATGCTTGTAACTACCAGATTGACACAGGTAACCATAAGTTGCCTAGATTTGAAGTTGATGACCCAGAAAAACTTTATGACGATTTAATCATGAAAGGCTTTCAAAAAAAGGTTTTAATGAAGTTCGGTGATGACTCAGAAAAGTGTGCTGCTTATTTAGATAGGGTGGATGAGGAAAATGATGTAATCAAAGGTGCTGGATTTATAGATTACTTTTTGATTCTTTGGGATATTGTTGAGTGGGCTAAAAGTCAAGACATTCTAGTTGGACCAGCTAGGGGTTCAGCTGGAGGTTCATTAGTAGCATATTTGCTAGGAATAATTGAAATTGACCCTATTCAATATGATTTACTTTTTGAGAGATTTCTTAACAAAGCTAGGGTTTCAGGTGAGCGTGCTAAGTCGGCTGATGCTTTGCCTGATATTGATGTCGATTTTGAGGGTAAGAGAAGACAAGATGTAAAGAGATATATTGAAGAAAAGTATGGAAAGAATTATGTTTGTTCGATAGGAACATACACAAGGCTAAAAACTAAAAGTGCTATAAAAGATTTTGGAAGAGTAAAGGGGTTGACTTTTAATGACGTTAATTTTGCCACAAGGGAAATTCCTGACTCACATAACCCAGAGTGGTCTGATATATTTAAAAGTTGCGTTGGTAAAGATTCCTTGAAGAAGTTTGTACAGAAAAATATAGATATTTGTGAAGCCATAAAGGCACCACTTGGACAACCAAGGTCTGGTTCCATTCATCCATCAGCTGTTTTAATCGTGCCGAAATTCGATGGGGATGGTAATAAGATGGAGATTCATGATTGGATGCCTATTAAGATGATGGATGGTCAGTTAGTATCAGAATGGGAGGGAAAATACATTGATGCTGCTGGATTCTTAAAAGAGGACATCTTGGGCATCGCACAACTAGATAAGTTCAAGTACATTCTGAAAGAAATAGAAAAGAATAAGGGCAAGAAAGTTAGTTTGAATAAGATTCCTATTGATAAAAAGGATGTCATGCGATTCTTCAAACGAGGTTGGAACGAAGATGTATTTCAGTTTGGAACGTCAGGATTGAAAAACTATTCTAAAAAAGTGAGGCCAGATGGTATTGAAGATTTGATTTCAATGAATGCTTTATTTAGACCTGGTCCAATGGATAGTAGGGCACATGAAAAGTTCGTAGATATTAAGCACGGAAAACTTGAACCTATTTATGATTTTAAGTTGGATAAGGTGACTGAAAATACCTTTGGACTATATATCTATCAGGAACAGATAATGCAAGCTGTAAACGTGTTAGGCAAACTAACATTAGCTGAAGCAGATGAATTAAGGACAGCCATAAAAAAGTTCGACCATAAGAAGATGCAAAGTGCCAAAGAGAAGTTTTTGAAGGGTGCGAATGAAAACGGATGCCCCACTGATGAAGCTAATGATATTTGGGACAAACTAAACGCATTTTCAGCCTATGGATTCAACAGGTCGCATTCTGCTGCTTACTCACTTATGGGATATTGGTGCCAATATTTAAAAGTAAAATATCCACTAGAGTTTTGGACAGCGTCATTGAACTTTGCCGATGAAAAAATTGAGATTCCTAATAGATTATCAGAGATTGAAAAAATTGGGGGTGATATAAAAGTAAAGCAACCTGATATAAATAAGTCGGATATTCAGTTCACTGCCGATTCTGATAGTAATGCGATATATTGGTCACTTACTAAAATTAAAAATGTAGGGCAAATTGCTGTTCAAAACATACTAGAAGAAAGGGAAAAGAATGGTATGTTTTTTGACTTGGAAGATTTCTATAAAAGAGTGCCGAAGTCAAAAGTGAATAAGCGAGTTGTACAACATTTAATCATGGCTGGAGCACTTGATGAGATAGGAGATGAAAATGGGTGTGAGATAGGAGAAGTGAAGCAAAGAATGCACATACTTTTGAGACATTGCGAACTAGCTGGTCACAAGTATATTGAAGGGTTTCCATCTGAGGACAAAGATAACAATAATTGGTTCTGGGCCATTAAGCAGAGAGAGTTGACTGGTTTTGGATATGTGGACTTTATGCCGATGATTCGTAAGAAGTCTAGCAAATTAAAAAAGTATCCATACACAACTGCTAAAGACTTTGAGTTGAATGATTTTAGAGAGGGCAAACCTTGGAAGCCAGAAACAAATGGAACACCATTAACAGTGGCTGGAGTGGTTCAAGGAATAAAAGTAAACAGAACAAAGTCAAGTGGTAATTATAGAGTTGTGATAACAGTAGAGAATAACAACGTGCTTTTATTTTTAGGAGTGTTCGGAGAAATTTGGGAAAGTATGAGTGATGACTTTGAAGAACTATTGTCCAAGAAGTTGTTATTTTGTATAAATGGATTTGCCTTATCCAATAAGTATCAGAAAAATAAAAACGCAAAAGGCTCTGGAAATAATCACCTATGGCTCAATAAGCAGTCAAGGTTAATAGTATTAAATGACAATTAAAATTATGAATAATATTTTTGACGACATATTCACTGACGCTGATTACGACCAGTTGAATAATTTAGTAAGGTGGAATGGATTGAATAGGATAAACAACGAGTCAGTTGCTCACCATTCCTTTATAGTGTCTTGGTTCTCCAGAATACTTGTTGAAGAGATGTTTCCAGAGGGTGAAGAAAAGCTAAAATTGGATGTAACTACATATGCGATATTTCACGATTTCGATGAAATGTTCTCAGGCGACATTACCCATAATGTGAAGTACAATAAGTACAACGGACACAAGATAAAAGAAATGATTGATGACTATTGTCACCATATGGTAAGCACTAAATTCAAGGAGTTTAGTCCAACTAACAATATGCTGAAGTCGTATCTGCTAGGAGATAATGACCCAGTGGTTAAAACCATCGTAAAATTGGCTGATTGGTTATCTATGTTATTCTATGTAAAAAAAGAAATAACATTGGGCAATAAAGATTTATACAAGGAGTTTGATTATTGTGTCGAGAAAATAAGAGAAGCATCAGGCAAGTGTTTTAAGGCTCTAAAAGAAAGAGGCAAGTTTGAAGAACAAGTGCTTGTAGATATTTCATCATTAAATTATACAAAATATGGACGTTAAGGAATTAAATGAATCAAACAGAAGTAAGTATGGACCAAGAGAGTTCGACCAGATATCAACCAACTACAGAATAAGTAAAGAACGTGGTGACATATGGTGTTCTGAAAATGTTAAAAGATACCTGGACAGGTTTACAAGACCCAACTCAACCAAAGGTCACAATCTGACAGACTTATTAAAGGCGAAAGACTATTTGGAGCGAATGATTGATATGAATCAAGATTCTTCAAAAAAGGAAAAAATTGAGTAATGTCAAAAGACTAAAATAAAAGAAGATGAGTAAAGAAATGAAATTCACTATTGGAGACAAGGTTGTCTTTTTTAGAACAGAAGAGTTTGACGATGTGGACTTAGATAAGTTATTATCCATTGACTACAATAATTTAGTTGCGGAACTTGTCACCTTTCCAGTGGTCGTTAATAAGCTAGGATTGTTATGTGCCGATATGGATAATGAGTTTCAACAATCAAAACTAGATTTAAGCATCACTGAAGCTAAATTAAAAAAGGAGTTGCGTGAAGAATTAACTTTCAGTGATGAAAAAGGCAAAGTAAAAAGACCAACTATTGACGAGGTTGACTCAGCTATGCTTAATCATGCTAAATGGAAGATTAAGAAAAAAAGAATGTTGAATGTACAAAAAGAAAAAGAGTACATGTATTCAATATATCAGTCAGCACGAGATAAGTCAAACAAGCTAGATAAGTTGAGTATGACTTTGAGAACAGGAGACATTGATGACAAGATTATTCAACAGCAACTGAATAATGTATATTTCAAAATAAAAGATGGCGCAATAAAGGGCGAAATTGATTAACATAGTTACTAATAAAAATCGAAATAAAATGGCGAATTTAAGAAACAAGTACAAACCAGTTAAGTTGGAAGCACTGAAGAAAAAAGTCCAACAAGAAGATGCCTTGGTTGGTGTTAATCAAGGTGGCTCTGATTTTTTAGAGATAAAAGAGGGAGCAACGAACAAATTTAGACTTTTACCACCTCACGATGGAGCTGACTATTATATCATGAGAAAGAGATATTGGTTGACTCTTGAAGATGAAGATGGTGAAGAAATTAGAAGAACTGTGCTAGATTCTAGGGCACATGGAGGAACCAAACGAGATATTATTCAGGAATATGTAAACTACTGTAAGAAGAATGTTACTGATAAAGATACACTTGAAGCATTGACTCATTGGAAAGATGGATTGAATGCTCAACATCACTTTATAGCTTATGCCGTAAAGATTCAGAAAGATGGTAATGAATTCGGATTGCTAGCGTTTAAAAAGACTGTTCGTGATGCGATTAATAAAGCAACTTTTGTAGAGGATGACGATGAGCCGATTGAGGTTGACCCATTCACTGATGTAGATGACGGATTGCCGTTGTTAATTAGATACAACTCAAAGCCTAATAAAAAGAAAGGTGAAGACTTTTACGATGTCCAAGTTGGTAAAAAAGCTATTGCTATCAGTGATTCAGATTTAGATTTATTTGACCAAGCAAAACCACTTACTGAAATGTATGTCGGAGTTTACGGATTGAGTCAATTTGAAACTGCTTTGGAGGGTTTAAAGTTCTTTGATGCTAAATTTGAGGTTGATGCGTTCGATGATGATTCTTGGTTAGATACGATTGAGACTGTTAAAGGTCAATATGACGCAATTGAGGATGAGGATGACGAGGATGAGGATGAAAAGCCAGCACCGAAAAAGCAGTCAAAAAAGCCTGCTCCAGTTGTTGAAGAAGAGGAAGAAGATGAAGAGGAAGATGAGGATGAAGATTCTGAAGAGGATGGGGATGAATTCTCAGGTATGAGTAGAATGGAACTTAAAAAGCATATCAAGTCTGAAGAACTAGATATTGTTGTTAAGAAGTCTATGAGTGATGAAGATATTGCCGATGCGATTCGCAACGCTGATTCTGATGAGGATGAAGATGAGGATGAAGAAGATGAGCAAGAGACATCTGGTTCTATGTCTATGGATGATATAAGAGCAAGATTGAAAGGTAAATAATAAGCATAACAGTAAGGTGTCTGGATTAATTTCTGGGCACCTTTTTTAAAAATACAAGTATGGGAATAGCAGACAAGTTAGTCAAAAGATTCGATAATGAGGATGTAATTAGATTCTCAGACAAAGATAATTTCAAAGATATTAAAAGTTGGGCTTTCACTGGAAGTCCACAATTAGAATACAACCTTGGTGTTCTAGGTTTTCCAACAGGAATGATAGAGATTGCTGGACCATCTAGGTCTGGTAAAACCACTCTAGGTTTGCTGGGGATGAAATACTTTTTAGATAGTACTGAGAACGGAGTAGCAGTCATTCTATCATCTGAAAATAGAGATAATAAAGAGTATGCCTTGAAGCTAGGCATCAACCCAGAGAAAGTTGTGATACTGAAAATAAGATTCGTTGAGGATATGTTCATGAAAGTGAAGAAAATAATTAACGACACTAAAGAAATATTCACTGAAGAAGAATGGGGTGAACCATCTTTCTATTTCATGTGGGATTCACTTGGAGCAACACTAGCTAAAGCTGAATTAGACACTATGGAGATTAATACCAAAGCTATGGAGAAAGCTATGGAGAAAGGTAAACAAGGAGAAATAAAACATGCCCAGATGGGTGCGTTTGCCAAACAAGCAAAAATGTTCGCCAAGTTCATAACTGCCGAAATGTACGACACAACTATTCACTTTATCATGCTGAACCACGTTTATGATAAGATGAGTGGAATGGGAGGTAAAACTTCAGGAGGTGGTAAGTGGGTTGAGTTTTTTCCAACCTTGAGATTACAGATGGCTGTGATAGGTCATGAGAGAATAGATGAAGTTGAAGTGGCTCAAATAAGTAGAGTGAAAGTTGTTAAGAATGATTTTGGTTCTAGGAAAAAAACTGACATAATGATTCTTTTGGGTCATGGAATAGTTCTATCAGATGAGGACATTGATTTTGGAATAGAGCAAGGAATAATAGAACAAAAAACCAAAACAATTTTATCTTTCAAAGGTAAGTTGGAATGGAGAAGTAAAAGAACACTTTTTGAGTTATATGAGAATGGCGATAAATTGTTAGCACTTATGACAAAGTTAATTATGAAAGCGAGGCATAAACAAATAATTGACGAGAGAGGATGAAGAAACCAATAGCAGTATTTTTAACAGATACACACAAGCATAAAGACAATCTGAAGAAAGTTAAGGATATATTCAGCCAAGCTATGAAGATGGCTGAGCAACTAGGAGTTAATCATATATTCCATGGCGGTGATGTCTTTACTAATAGAGTGGGGCAAAACTTAGCAACCTTAATTGCGATGGATTCTATTGTGAAGGAACTAGAAGAAAGAAATATCACTTGCTTGGCGATTCCTGGTAATCATGATAAGACAGACCAAGATTCTGAAAATAGTTATTTAGACTTATTTGATTCTGAAAATTTCGTTGTCTATAAAGATGAGAATATAACAGTGCTTGATGATTTTCCTGATATTTGTATAGGTTGGATTCCTTACTTTACAGATTCCTATGAGAAGAGATTAATGAAGCTACAAGATTTACAAGATAAAGTAGGTTGCGAAAAGAATATTTTAATCACTCACAAGGCTTTTAACGGAGTCAAAAACAACGATGGTTCAGAGGTTTCAGAGGGCGTAGCACCCAGTTCAGTAAAGTGGTGGGATAAGGTATTGGTTGGTCATTATCACGATGCTAGCAAGGTAGGACAAAACATCTACTACACAGGGTCAGCGTACCAAGGTAATTTCGGAGAAAATATCACTGATAAAGGATTCACGATAATATACGATGATGGAAGTTTGGAACACAAGCAATCTAATTTTCCACAATATAAAAAAGTGGTAATTGATGCTAGTGATTCTGATGCTATTGAAAATGAATTAGAGTTCTATACAGATTCTGACGATTATGTGAGATTTGTATTTCAGGGCAATAAAACTGACTTGGACAAGATTACTTTAAGTAGATTCACTGATGTTGGCATAGATTGTAAATTTGAGTCAACCGATGACCTTGATGGAGTAGTGAATGTAGAGGGTGAAAACTTTACTCAGTTCAATTCAAAAACGATTATGAAACACTTTTTGAAATATTGTAAAGTTCAATCCATTCCTCAAAAGAAACTGAGTGTTGGACTAAAAATATTAAAAGGTGATAAAAAGACTGTCGAGTAAATATGAAAAAGTATCAGATAATTTTTTCATAAGAAAAAAGGATTCATTCCAAAAAGTAGGTGGAGCAAAAAGAGTCAAGATTAAAGGCTTTGAAGAATTTGATTTCATCTTACACAAAGTAAATAAAAAATCACTAAAATTCTGGCAAATTTCTGAAGGTATTACAGGATTGAAAATACCAAAAATGTTCAAGTCACCTGTAAAAGCCATCAAGCATGCTGAATCATATTTAGCAGAAAAGGGAGTTGAAGTCACAGAGTTAAGAATTATAGAGAGAGTTGAGGAATACTCATTGAGTCCAAGATATAAGTTCAAAAATAAATAGATATGTGGCAACCAAAAGTTATAAAAATTGAAAACCTATTTTCGCATGTTGATACTGAATATAGATTTCTAAAGAATAAGTGTACAATGCTGTTCGGTAGGAATATGACTGATTCAGGAGCAGATAGTAATGGGAGTGGTAAAAGTGGTTTAATTGAGGGTGTGACTTTAGCCTTGACTGGCAAAACTTGTCGTGACGTAAATAGAACAGAATTTGTTAATGATTCTGGAGATGTTTGCTATGTTGAACTACAATTAGAGAATGCTGTTTGTGATGTAAAAAGTCTAGTGGTAAAGAGATGGATACACAGAACTAAGTCGGCAAAAATAGAGTTGTGGGAAAATGGCGAGTTGAACACCGAAATGACTTCAGTCAACGAGTGTAATGCTAGGATATTCGATTTGATAGGAGTGACGAGGGATGACTTGCTTCACTTTTTTATAGTAGGGCAAGATTCAAATTATTCATTCCTTACTGCTGGAGATAGTGAGCAAAAGAAAATCATTAGCAGATTGACTAATGCTGATGTGATAGAAAAACGAGTTGAATCACTAAAGGCTCAGAATAAAAAACAAGTTGCTATAATTGGCGAGTTGGAAAAGTCTATAATCAAGATTGATAGCTACATCGAAATAACCACAGGTCAGATTGACGATGAAAAAGCGAATAGTGAAGAGAGATTTAAGGATAGGATGAATAATCTCAACGACAACATCGATGACCAACTTGATAAAATAGAAACAATCAAGGAACGTAGATTGACTTGGAGTGAAGATTTAAAAGAGAAAATATCCAAGCTAGATATTTTAAAAAGTAGTTTGGTTGACTGTACTGAGATTGAAAGCAAGATTAATAAGAATAACAGAATAGTCAGAGAGAACAAAAAACAAATAAATGAGGCTAAAGATAATATTGACCATCTGGAGAGAATTTTAAAAGGAACTACAACTTGCCCTAAATGTAGCCATGAATGGAATCAGGGTGAGGATATAGATATCAAAACCATTCCTGAAATGGTTAAGGTAGCAGAAAAGTTTATTGAGGGCATAATAGATAAAAACAAAAAATATCTTGCCGACAATAAAAATCTGAATGCTCAACTAGAAGAAAATGATTTGCTGTCAAGCAAAGTAAGAAAGTTGAATGGAGGGATAAGTCAGATGAAAACTGATATTGAAATGCTATCCAAAAAGGATAAGATGGCTCAAAATAACATTGAAGGTTTTAAAGAAGAACTAAAAAAACTTGAAAAAGAAAAGAAAAATAATACCAAAGTAAAATCACTCCAATCAAAACTAAAAGAGTACAAAGCTGATAAAGATTCTGAGGATGATAAATTGTCTAAACATTTGATTGCTAGTGAAGAAGCAAACTTTTGGATATATCATTTCTCCAAAAAAGGTTTTCTAACATACCTCACTAATCAGTCTATAAAGACAATTGAACACATTACAAATTCGTATCTTAGGAAATTTAATACAGATTTGTCGGTGAAAATTGAAGGTTACAAAGTTTTGAAAAATAATGACGTGAGAGAAAACATCACTATATCAATCGTCAGGGATGGTATCAAACAAGGGAGTTTTGAGAGGTACAGTGGGGGTGAAAAAGGTAGAGTCAATTTGGCTTGTATCGTAGGTCTTCAAAAACTAATGAATATGTCTGCTAATAATGGTGGACTAAACTTTTTAGGACTAGATGAAGTTTTTGAAGGTCTGGACAGGACAGGACAGAAAGACGTGCTAAATATTTTGGAAACACTAGGAGTTACCACGATGGTAGTTACTCACCGAAATGACCCAATTGGTGCCGAAAATGAAGTTTGTATTGAAAAAGTAAATGGGGTGAGTAAACTGATTTTAAATGGCCAAGACTAGAAGTAAAGCGAAACAAAAAAAGATTGATGATAAGGTACATAGAGCAAAACAACTGAAGCTGTCTAAAAAACAGCCACTAATAAATATTGCTGCTTTTGACCAAGCAACCTTATGTGGGGTTGCTTTTCAAACATCTAACAGTGATGTTGTCAACGTGGAACTATGGAACTTAAAAATCAAGAGTAAAGAGAGTCAAGGAATGAAATGGATTCGTTTTGAGTCCAGGCTATTAAAATTCATCCGTGAAAATAGCATTGAAGTGATAGCCTATGAATTACCATCAGGCAGAAACATCAACCCAATAATACATTCTTCCAAACTAATAGCAATAATCGAAAAGACTTGCGTTGAAAACGAAGTGGAGTACATTGAATTCTCAGCGTCAGAGATTAAGAAATTTGCTACAGGTAAGGGGAATGCTAATAAAGAGATGATGATTGAGTATGCCAGAAGTCTATGGGGATATGAAGGCAAGGATGATAACGAAGCAGATGCGCTACATATATTGCATTTGCTCAAAGCTAAAATAAACGTATAATGGCAAGCAAACCACAATTTAGATGTCCAAAGACAGGAAAAGAATTTTACTTCACTCAGTACACAACTGGGTTTGGAGCAGATGGTACTTTTTATAAGGATAGATGGGGCAAGATATTGGTCAACCCAGAGAATGGAGAAGTGTTAGAGTACATTAATAGAAAAGTTGATTTCAGCAACGCCAACATAATGATAGGAACAGGAAGTGGTAAGTCAGGAGTTGCTAAAAGAAATGAACAACTAGCAAAGAGGTCTAAAGAACACTACAAGAAAGAAATTAGTGAGCAAAAATACGAAAAGAACAAGACATTGATTAAAAATTTTAAAGAAGGCAAATAAATGTATTTCGACATATTCGACAAGGATGACCCAAAATTTAATAGGAAGTTAGCATCAAAATACGTGTTGTTGATCAAGCGTGGCGGCAATAGGATGAAGACTGACCAATCCAAGTTGAATCTGTACAAGTTGATGAAGAAAATTGTAATCAAGAATGTTAAAAATTATTCCAATCTGGCTAGGAATTCATCAGTGACTGAAAGGTGTCATCTTGAAGCCGAAATGTATGGTGAAGCATTCATAGTAATGATGAAGTGTGTAGACAATTTTAATGTAAATAAAAAGAACTGTTTTTATTTTTATTTCAACAAGTCACTTTCTAGGAATTTCTACAGAATGTTCGATAAGGAAGTCAGGAAGTATAATTCTCATAGAGATTGGAAAGTGTCTTTTAAAAGTAGCAACGACCATTTCACTAGAGAAGAAATATACAGCGTCAATATGGTAATAGATAATTTGAAACTTGATTCTTTCGATAAAAAAGTTTTAATGTCCAAGATGCTTTACGAAAAGAAAGATGACTTCATAGTTAATAACGAGGGTGCGACTGTTAGTAAATACTATAACAGTATCAGAAAAATAAAAGAGCAACTACAAAAATTAATTGATAATGGGGACATATAGATTAAAAAAGGAAGCAATTCATTGTTTGACGGAAAACTCACAACAGATACTTGAGGTGATGGTTAATGGAGAATCAGTATGGTTTAAAGTTTCAATGTTTGAGCCACCAGTGGGAGGTTCAGTTTCAGCTTTACCATATTTAACATTTAGTGGGGTTGATATAACTGCGTTCATTCTAGGTGATGTATTTTCAACCGCAAATAAATTCGATTTCTTGACGAGATTTGAGGCTAAGTACAGCAAAGAGAAAGATTCAATGTACAAGTTTTCGGACAACCATACTTGGAGATACTATGAATAATTTGAATTATTCAAAATACCAAAAAGACATATATCAAGAAGTAGAAAATGGGTCATCAAACGTAGTTATTTCTGCGGTGGCAGGTTCAGGTAAAACTACAACTTTGATAGAGTGTCTTAATAGATTGCCACTTAGCAATACATCTATTTTTGTGGCGTTTAATAATGGTATAGTTGATGAACTTAGAAGTAGAGTAAAAAGGGATGGAGTCAATATAACAACCATGCATTCATTTTGTTGGAAGGCTTTAATGACTCATTATAAGTATAAGTGCGACCTGAAGCCTAATAAGTCAATGCCTTTTATAAAAAGAGTTTGTATGGCTGATGGAATCAAGGAGAAAAAATTGAACTATTATTTTTTCACATATTCTAAGATTCTTGACCTCATGAGGCAAAACTATATAGAGGAAACTGATGAGGTCATAGAACTAGCTGAAAAGCATTCATTTCTAATAGATGAAGAGGACTGTAAAAGGTTGGATAAGATTCTAAGAGGTATGAATAATGACACTAGGAATTTTGATTTCACTGATATGATTTATAGGGTTATCAAAGATGATGTATCAGTTAGTAAATTCGATTCAGTTTTTGTAGATGAGAGTCAAGATTTGTCTAAGATTCAGCAGATGATTATCAAGAGAATTAAGACCAGAAGAGGTCGGATGATAGCAGTTGGTGACCCAAATCAAGCAATATATGGTTTTGCTGGTGCTGACGTAGATAGTTATATGAACTTAAAGCACCTACATTCTAAGACCATAGAATTGCCTTTGTCAGTAAATTATAGGTGTGGAAAAAGAATAGTATTTGAAGCACAACTAATTAACGACCAGATTGAAGCATACTCAGAAAATGATGATGGGGAAGTTAGAACAGGATTCATCGAAGACATAAAAGAGGGTGATTGGGTATTGTGTAGAAATGTTAAGCCATTGATAATATTGAATATGTATTTACTAGCGAATAATGTGAAGTCATTCGTAAGAGGGGCAGATATAGGATTGAATCTGATTTCGATGGTAAATAAGACTGCTACAGCCAATATCAAGTCCATGAAAGTAAAACTAAAAGGAAACTTGAATGGGGAACGTAGGAGATTGGTAAATTTGGGAGTAAAAAATCCAGACAACACCGATAGGATTGACATGCTAAAGAATAAGATTGACATCATTAATATTCTAAGTAATGGATTGACGTACACAAAAGACTTAAAAGACAGAATCAAGGCTATTTTTAAGGATGGAGACAATGTGGGGGTTTGTTTATCAACTATCCATAAATCAAAAGGGTTAGAAAATGAGACAGTACATATACTTTGTCCTGAATTGATACCCAGTAAATTTGCCGTACAAGATTGGGAACTAAAACAAGAAGAAAATTTAAGATATGTTGCTATAACTAGGGCAAAGTCAAAGTTAATATACTTGAATGATTACGATACAGCAACTGAAGAAGTGAAGGAAATTTTGAAATTTGAAGAATTATGAAAAGCGCAAAGAACATAGATGCGGAAATTGAAAAGCAAATAAAGGCTTTAAAAAAGAAGAAAATAAAACCAGAGATATTATTGCTAGGACAAATGACTTACTACACACTCAAAGTTAATAATAAGGAGTTGATTGAGGCAGTGCCGAATAGCTCAGGAGTGCTCAGGACATATAAAGAATTACTTGTTTTGCAAAAGCCACTACATGAGCATGGTGGAGTATTTAAAGCAGAACATGAAACTGTTGAAGTGTTTGGTAAATAAGTTGTCATTTTTTCGATGAACTTCAACACAAGAATGGGAGGCAAGCACCTCCCATTTTTAAAAAATTAATATGGATAAATACCAAATATGGACAGATGGTTCTTGTAACAATAATCCAAGCAATGCAACTAAAGGTTTTGGAGGTTGGGGGTTTGTTCTAATCAAGAATGACAAAGTGATATTTGAAGACTTAGGTTTTGAAAAAGAAACCACTTCAAATAGAATGGAGATGCTAGCAGTTATTAAAGGGTTGAACTATGTAACTCATTCGCACCCAAATATCAAAATAGAGGTCTATTCAGATAGTGCTTATGTAGTTAATTGTTTTATTGAAAGATGGTACATAAGATGGCAGGAAATGGATTGGGATGAAGTTAAAAATTCTGACCTTTGGAAAGAAATGTTATATTTGTATCACTCAAAGTTGTTGAGAGTAAAGTTTGTAAAAGTGAAAGGACATTCAGGTGTAGTTCATAATGAACGTGCTGATTATTTAGCTGGACAAGCAAGAAAACATAACTTAATTTTAAATGGTGTAGTATGACGGACAAGATTTTTCAAATAGGAGTTTTTCACGATGAAGTAAGAACTGACGATGAGGGAATAATCATTCATAAGGCTAAAGAAAAAATGAGCCTGAAGTATGGATACGATTTTAATCAAGTCAGTGATGATTATTTTGAGGTGGAAAGAATTGCTGAAAAATCTGTAAATTTAGTCACTCTCACTATTAAAGGAGATGGCCAGCTTTGTTCCAAGTTAAGCATTATAAATGACCTATGTAAAATTTACATGAGTCATAAGTCAAAGCAAAAAGATTAACAAAGTTACTTTGTAAAGAAATGTAAACGAGTTAATTTTGTATCATGAATATATTTGTATTAGATAGCGACATTAAGAAATGCGCTCAGTACCACAATAATAAACACGTGGTTAAAATGATTTTAGAGTCAGCACAATTACTTTGTACTGCTCATTGGGAACTAGGTGGCGAAGCACCTTACAAAAAGACGCACCATAATCATCCTTGCGGTGTATGGGCTCGACAATCTAAAAGTAATTACATGTGGCTGTGTAAGTTAGGCTTACAACTGTGTAGAGAGTTCGAGCACCGATTTCATAAAAAGCATAAGACCAAGGATGTCATCCTATGGTGTCTTCAAAATGTGCCTGTATTTAAGGATAGCGAAATGACTCCATTCGCTCAGGCAATGCCAGATGAATTCAAATCATCCGATGCTATTGAAGCCTATCGCAACTATTATATGATTGATAAACGTCACTTAGCAGATTGGGGTAACAGACCTGCCCCTGAGTGGTGGTTCTAAAATAAAGAAATTATGGAAATGGTTGATGAGGGAGTAAAAATAAAAGGAATATTTACAATGTTCGGTGAAGGTAGGCAAGAGGAAGTGGATGATCATTTCTCTGGCGTAGCACCTTTCAGTTTACGCATAGTTAATAACTATAAGGATACAACAAGAATAAAAATTGAGGAGATATTTCTAGCAGATTCGTATTGGTCAATACAGAACTATGACGATGAGACAGGAATTATTCAACTAGGAATAACACCAGCAGTACCTTTATGGGTTATGGAGAATTTTGCCTCATGGTTTATTCCAATATTTGCTGAGCCTGAGAGTTAAAAAATAAATGATATGGATAGTATAAAAGAATGCGTGGAGAACGCAACAGATGAGTTTAAAAGGATGGTCACTGTACAAACTGAAGCAGTGTTAAAAACCGAAATGATAGGTCAACATTTAACATTAGCTGACATGAGAGTCATAAGGCTAGAAGATAAAAACGAAACTGAACTATTCGTAAATTTGAGAGACAAGAGGGTGTTTTTAAAGAGGTGGTTTGAATATAATTTAACGCCAGAGCAAATAGTTGATTTGAAAAATAAGGTCACGTTTCATATAGAGTCAGTGAATGAAGAAATGAAGGATGAACTTTACAAATCATTAGTAGTATTTGACTCACCTAAACTAAGATGGGTTTGGGATGATAAGAAGCATATTTACAAGATACCTTTTAATGATAAACATGATATTGCTAGGGTAACTTGGAAGAGGGATGATGTATGGACGATAGAAGTGGTAGGAGTGATGAAAGAGTACATAGCAGGGTTTAAGCTAGAAGATGTTGAAGCGATTCTGAAACTGGCTGAGACATGTATAAGAAAGACAATAACACAAGTTAGTGACGTACTAGAAAATAGCAAGAAATGAGCAGAATAACTACCATAGGAATTAATCCAAACACAGGAGACAATGTTGACGTAAGTTATGGATATGATACAGTACCAGGATTCAAACCAGGATATTTCTTTCAAGTATTCAGCAACGATGAAGAGGATATGAGAAGTGATCCATCAGGTGAAGGTCTAATCATCAATGAAGGCTTTTTGGAAGGAATAGAAAGAGAGAGATTGAAAGAACTAGGCAGTCAGTATTCTGTTGAAATAAGATTCGACAAGTTGTAGCATATAGAAAAGTGTGCTAAAACAAATACATTGAACCATATACTTTACAAGTCTAAATGCTAACATACAAGTATTATATGAAGAGAACTTGTATATGTAAAAAGACAAAATTTAAAATATGGAAAAGAACTCAGAAATTGTACCAGATGGAGTAAAGGATAAAGTGGCGTATCAGAAATGGGTGAAACTATCTAAACACCCTATATTAACAACAAAGAAGATGCTTGAGTTGTCCGATGGTAAGGAGATAAACTTGGCGTCATTTCCGCATGTCTTACAAAAGAAAATTGAGCATTTGTCTGTAGAAGAACAGTCAAGTGTAATGAAGAAAAAAGACCTGTACTATAAAATAAACAATAAGGCTACTGCTTTAAAAAGGGTAGCATTTGGGCACAAGCAAGGTCGGCAGAAGAAAGGTTCAGGCATGCTAGATAACAAGCGTGAGGAATTGATAGAGTATTTTGGGAGGATGTTTACAGTGGATGAGGTGCTCAAGGTAGTCAACGTGGACTGGGGGTTGCCGATGAAGAAGCAATCTATCATCAACTTCAGAAAAGAATATGCGAACGACATTGATACACGGATTGAAAAATTCAAGGCATCATACTCAGATATCAGGCTTGGTGTAAAAAGAAGTAGATTGGAAGAACTGGTCTGGCTGTACAGTAAGCAAAAAGAAAAGTATGAGGACAGTAAGTCACGTGAAGATTATAAGCTATTGCTAACAACTCTGGAGCAGATTCGTAAAGAGGCAGAGGGTGACCGATTGACCATTGATGGTAAGGTAGATGTAAATTATGAAGCATCAATTCAAGCGCACTTGAGGGATGAAGTTTTCAGGACATTGAACTTGAAAGAAATTATCTTGGGTAGGGTATCAGCTAGGATGAACATCAACCCTATCAAGTTAATCTATTCACTCAATCAATCATTTTATGCGAAGTTCAGCAATGTGTTAGGTGACTTTGATGAAAATGACGATGATGGTGAAACGACATTTCCAAGTCAGATGAATTACAATTTTGAAAAAATTAAGAAGTATCAGGTACAGCGTGATATGGAAGTTCAGGATGCCGTGGTTGTTGAAGAAGAGCAAAATGAAAAGGATGTGGAGAAAGCTATGAGTGCTAAGGAAAAAATGATTGCTAAATTAAAGGCGAAGAAACAGGCAATGAAAAATACCAAGTCAAATATAGATGCCGACACAGCAAATGCGAATAAAAAACGCAATTAATCAACTATTATATTATCATGGCTGAAAAAGATGTTGTTTACGCATTAGAGTTGCTTCATACGATTCAAATAAAAAGGGAGGCAATACAATTTGCTTCATTCGTAAATGATGGATACAGCCAAATGAGTAAGAGTGATAGAGAAAGAGTTTGGCAAGAATATTTAAAAAGAGATAAAAATGGAAGAGTGGAGAAAACAAATACATGCTGATAAAGCACAAAGAATTGATAATATATTTAAAGGAATTGAGGGTGGCTCTATGGAGTTAAAAAAAGCTAAAGAGAAAGACCCAAGATTGACAAGAGCAGGTGTAGAGGGGTTTAATAAGCCAAAAAGAACACCAAGTCATCCGACAAAGTCTCATGTGGTCGTAGCAAAAGAGGGTGATAAAGTCAAAACAATAAGATTCGGTGAGCAAGGCGCATCAACTGCTGGTGACCCAAAAAAGGGTGAAAGTGAAAAAATGAAAAAGAAAAGGGCATCGTTTAAAGCCAGACATGGTAAGAATATAGCCAGAGGAAAAATGAGTGCTGCTTATTGGGCAGATAAGGTTAAATGGTAATTTGCCCATTTTTTTGTTAAATTTAGTTTCCAGTATTTGTAAGGGTGCTCTCCAAGTGAGGGCACTTTTTTTGTAAAAAACTTTACAAAACTCATTGTCGTTATGTAAATTTACAGTATCTTTATATCAGAATTAATTATATAACAAAAATTTAAAAGTCACGATTATGAAAAATGTATTTAGAATTAAAGAGGTAAGAAACGAAAGAACTAACTCATGCGGTCAAAAGGCTAGTTATTACTATCCACAGGTCAAAGTATTCTTCAACCTAATATGGAGAAACATCAAGCCTAGTGATATGAAGTCTGACGAGTATAAAGGGGATGCGATTCGATTTAGAGATATTCAGAACTGTAAAGATTTCATCACCTTATATAAGCGAGAGCACAAAGTTGTTCAGCTGAAGAGAGATATTAAGAAAGTGTATCACGTAGTTGACGCTGAGGCATAAGAATGAGCGAGTGGGGGTGTAATGCCCTCACTCTTTTTTTAAACTGTAAATTTATTAAAGATGGAAAAGAATATCACATACAATCACGAAACGAACAAGACCAGTAGCACAGGTGGTCGTAAATTACACAAGCAATTATTTTATCCAAGTGTGGATAATGTGAAAGGCTACATTGCTGGGGCTATCAAAAACAAGAATGAAGATTTTCAATTTTTTAGTTCTTATGATGGTGACGTTTGGGGTGCTGTAAGTAACATTATCAGAAACTGCTACAACCCAAATGAGGATGATGGAGACATCAACGTCAACTTTTTGTTTAATGCTGTTAAGGAAGTTGCTGAGATATGCGAACGTATCAGATTTGTTAAGCACCTATCAACAACTAACAAAATAACCTATGAGCAAAATGGAGTCATGTTCCTAAACACTAAACATGCCGATGACCAATTCATTGGGACAGGAAAACTGACTGCTGATTACGAAGATGGTGATGCGGACTGTTATGAAACGGCTGGAGGTTATCGACACTTCAAAGCACTAGAGGGAACGACAGTCACATATAGAATGAACCACGATTTAACATTCAGATGTTCATTCGATTCTAACTGCGTGACTGACCACTACAATAATAATATTGGTGGCGTAAGCACAGGAAATGGGACAACGACATACGAGGTCGGAAAGCGAGTTGAAAAGCGAGGGGTGACGATGGGAAGAGAGGCATTCAATAAGTCTTGGAAAAAGCAGTTAGCACCTATCACACCTGAGATGATAGATGATGTTAGAATGATAGAAATATGTAACGAGTTTCAGCCAGAGTTGACTGATGCTATCATGAACCCAAATAAATAATTTTAAAGATGGAAAATTTTGAATACATAGGAAATGACCGAATGATGGCGAGTGAGTTCGCTGTCGTTGGGTACGGATACAGAACACCAGTGCTAGATTTCGATGGTAGTATATGCGATTGGGAAGCAGAAGTTGACTTGGAGATAAAAGTTGAGGATGATGTTTATCAGAAGATGATTGAGATGGTACATTATAAGACGCAATGTAATGCCTGTAACACCCATATCAGATATATCGTAGTTGCTCAACACGAAAATGGCTCTATCCATGTTCTAGGAAGTGAATGTGGTAATGATTTAGCAAACTTCAGTAGCGAGAAAGTTGACCGAATGAAAGAAGTGTCGATGGCCAAGCGTAAAAAGTTAGCCAAGGAACTTGCGATGAAAAAGTTTTATGCTGATAATGCTGGTCTTGAAGAAGCATTAGAGTGCGAACATAATATCAGTAAGGACTTAAAAAGCAAGTTGAGACAATACGGAAGTCTGAGCGAAAAGCAAGTGGCTCTAGCCATTAAGCTAGATGTCCAAGCAAAGGAGTGGGCTGAAAAGCGAAAGGCAGAGAATAAGGATGCTAAGCCAGTTGTTGAGGGTAGGTTGAAGAAAGTTGAGATGACCTTAATTAGTGCCAAGCCTAAAGTAACAGAATGGGGTGAGTACACCGCACTTTTACTGAAGCATGTTGACGGATGGAAGTGTTGGGGCAAGGTCGGAGTGAATACAGAATTGGAAGCACTAAAAGAAGAAACCACCCTGATATTTTCAGGCACGATTTCTAAAGGAGGCAAAGATGAGTTCTTTGGTTTTTTCAAAAGAGGTTTAATTCATGAAATACAAAGTTAGTTATGAAAATGAATGGAAGTTTAATATCGGATGGAACGTCAGAATGGGTAAGGCTCAGAAGAGAATGGCGAAAGTGGAATGAGAATAATCCAGATGACCAAATTGACTGGTCTGAATATTTAGAAGAACATGGAGTGGTCAAATAGAAGAAATAGCAAACTGTCGAGGATGGCGTTCACTCTGAGCGTCATCAATACGATACTGATAGGAGTATTGATATTGATTTTAATGTACAAGTAATGAAAGGAAAAATAACCATAGGAGAAATAACCAATTTGAAAAGTCATGAGATTTTCGTTTTTGGAAGTAATATGCAAGGCGAACATGTAGGTGGTGCTGCTAAAATTGCTCATGAGAAATTCGGTGCTGATTGGGGAATGGAAGAGGGTGAATCAGGACAAACTTATGCCATACCAACAGTAGATTTTACGAGTGACGGCAGAATGGAATTAGAGGACATAAAAATGTTCGTACAGAGATTCATCGAACATGTAAAAGTGAACCAAAACAAAAAATACATCGTCACTGCGATAGGATGCGGAATTGCTGGCTTTGAATATTCAGAAATAGCACCGATGTTCAGCGAATGTTTATTCATTGGAAATGTAAGTTTGCCGAAAGAATTTTGGGATAATATTAAAAACGTGAACTAATGAGATTGATAAAGAACATATTGTATTGTGTAATAATATTCTCAGCTGGTTTCTTTGGTTACATATATATCATTAACCACTTTGACCTAGATAAGATAAAACTGGATAAGCAACCAATAAAAGAGGTTAAGGTGCCGTCAGAAATAATAGTGACATCTAAAGGAACTGAACTTGAAGTATTTGAATATGATGGTTACAAAGTTCTTTTACACAGTGGAGAGATTGAAGTGCTGTACCATATTGAGTCAGACCATATGTTGAAACAAGAATTAGACATGAATTATGAATAAGTTGAATTGGATAAGTGTAAGAGAACAAAAGCCGAATGAAGATGAAATAGTTGTTGTCTTACATAGGGCAGTAGATAGAAGATTGAAGCCTTATGTATTTACAGCTAGGTGGTGGCCAGATGATTCGGCACCCAAGGGAGGCAGTTTTGCTGAAGTAACATCGACATGCGGTTGTTGTCAATATTTTGATACCCATGATGTAACGCATTGGGCACCAACACCTATTATAGAGGGTGAGTTCATTTCTCATGATGAGTTCTATGAGGAAATAAAAAAGGAAAGAGAAGAAAAGGAAAACAGAGACAATGCGAAAATTAAGGCAAGTAACATTAAGTAAATTTGACAACTGTCAGTCGTATGTTCTGAGGCGAATAGGACTAAGCGAAATTGTACTAACATCGTATGAGGATATGATGAGTAGCACAGATTTTAAAGTGAGAGATTATTCAACAACCATCACACTAAATGTAGGCGACATTTTGATTTGGGACAAAAATAAAGAAATGGTTGATATGCCTACATTCATTAACGAGGTCGGATTGATAATTTCAAGACCAACATCAACTAGAATTCATATGGCAGTATTTGAGGGTGACGATATAGTGACGGATTGCGTAAGGTCAAATACACCTAATAAATTACCAAAGATTCAAATGAGAATGTTATGGAACATAGCTAGAAAGCCAGACAAAATTTTAACCTATAAATCATAAACAATGTTTAAATTACCTTTTATTGATGCTATCAAATCAGCTTTTACAAAAAAGCAACAAAAAGACGAAGCAAATTCTCACTCCAAGCAATGGTACGAAGGCACCGAAAGGGCAGTGTTCGTAAAGCACGATGGGAAGAGAATTTCCAGAGCCAGAGCAACTTGGCTTAACCATCATGGTGCTATTCCTAGTGGTTGGGTGATATATCATTCTGACGGAAATGTTCAAAATGATAACATTGCTAACTTAGAGTGTATTAGCAGAGCAGAGTTAATAAATAGAAATTTAAGGAGAAATGGAAAAGTGTAGCATATGTGGTGACGAGGTTTTAGGCTATGGACACAACCCAGCACCTGTAACCGATGGAAGATGTTGCGATACATGTAACACATCAGTTGTTATACCAACTAGGATAGGAAATATTTTAAACCAAGTAAAACTCAATGAAGATGGAGCCAAAAAAGAAAGGTAGAAAAAAGGGAGGCACTAACTCAGTGAAGAATGCTTCAAAAATAATTAAGAATCATCAAGAGAAATTCAATAAGAATAATGAAGATGAAATCAACATTGAAAAAGCAATTGAGCGAATTAAAAACGAAATAGAAGATGGCGAAAACTTTGGTTCAATTTGAAGGACATTTAATTGATGTTATGACAATATTTTCGGTCACTAAAAGTTCTGAGTGGAATGAAATGACTGAAGAGGTAGAATTTTGTATCACTTTGAATAAAGGATTGCCTGAAAAATATCTTATCACAGATTGGGTATTTAAGTTTGCCTCATCGGAACTGAGAGACAAAAAGATGAAGGCATTCACTAACAAAGTTAATCAATTAGAACATATAAATATATTGTAGAATGGAAATGGAAATTTATAAGGTTGACGGAACTATTGAAAAAGTATCAAATAATTCTGACCAAGTAACATTAGAAGAACTGTACAAAGCTATCAACACTGATATTGTTGAGATTTGCTATTTAGGTGAAGACAAAATCTTCATACTAGATGAAAATGGTAAATTGAAAGGTAGTGAGCTAAATGAAAAGGCAACGAAATTGTTTTATGATAAGACAAAAAGATATAATGATTGTATCGTAGGTAATGCCGTGTTGATTGATAGAAAATACCTAAAGTAATGGAAGTAAGTGTAAACATTAAGAAGTTAAGTTCAGAAGCAATCATCCCTCAGTATGCTAAGTTGGGGGATGCTGGACTTGATTTAGTTGCTACTGAGATTAAGTTCGACAAAGGGGGTAAATATATTCAGTATCATACTGGCTTAGCATTTGAGATTCCTGAGGGTTATGTAGGATTGTTATTTGCTAGGAGTTCTGTTTCAAAAAAGGACTTAATGCTGAAAAACGCAGTCGGAGTGATTGACTCAGGTTATCGTGGCGAAGTTTGTCTCAGGTTTCAAGTGACTGGGTTAAACTTAGAGGGCAAAAACATCTATAAGCTAGGAGAGAGAGTTGGGCAGATAATCATCATGCCTATACCACAAATAAAGCTGATAGAGGTTGACGAATTGTCTGACTCTGATAGAGGTGAGGGTGGATTTGGTTCAACAAATAAAACCAACTGAAATGAAGCAATTAAAAAGAATTTGGAATTTTATGAAATGGCTAGAAAAAGAAAGAATTGAAGCCATGGTATTTACAGGACAAGGAAAAGTTTAAATTATGATTGGAGAACATATAGCATATCAGGTGCCAGACACGACAGGTAAACTGATTGACCAGACTGGTTGGATAGTGGATAAAGTACAAACAACGGATAGGATATTTGACGAGGAAAACAAATTGCTATTCGTTTCACCGCATGACATCTATTTAGTTAAAAATGACGTTGGAGAGGTTTCAGCTATCAATCCTATGCGTGTAATAAAAATATTTAATTAGAATGAAAAATCCACTGAGAATTAGAACTAACAGTCACTCAGGTCAGCACTTTGATGTTTACCTTTATGACGATAAGAAGATGTATGAGTCAGATGTAGATGAAATAATGCATCAAGATGACCAAGATATATTGTATAATGGCCCAAGTGCCCATCTACCTGAAGAGAGAGGTAAAATTGAAGTTGATACTCACGTGTCTTACTTTGATGAAACATCCAGGGAAACGAAATTTGGTACAGTGATTGATATAAAGTCAACACCATACTTTATCATCCAACAAGACAAGTCTAAAAATAGACATAGCGTACATCGAAAACATGTAAAGTCAACCTCACCTACATTTAGTGAACTGGCGAATATGTACGTTCAGAAAATTGCTGAGCATAATTATAGAAAGTATGACTTGGGTGTAGTAAAAATTGAAGGAAAGACATTCATTTCTGCTGAAGAGAGTTTGGCTGACCTAATCATTAAAGGTCGTTATGTTATTTTGAGCATAGTGACGTACGCATAACGTGATGTGTATGGTTAGTATGCCATTACAAGTAAGAACTAAATTAAAATAGACAGACATGAGTAAAATATTAAAAGAAATTGAATTAGAAGAGGAAGGCATATTAACTATACATGGTGTTGTAGCTATGTTGCCTACTGACAATGAGTGCGATATGATTGCAGAAAGTGGAGCAAATATGTATGTACCTGATAAATGGGCAGATGGTTACGAACAAGGCTACCTAAACGCACTGATGCAAATTAAAGAGGAACTAAAGTTGTTGGCTGAGGGCAATTAGCTACAACAAGGTTATTTTTAAAAACTGTAAACAATTTATATCATGGAATATTTACCATACGAGGTAACAGAGCAAACGGATGCTATTGAAAAAATAATAGCGAAGAAATTATTTGAAAAGCCTAGAGCCAAAAAGATGAGTGACTTGGAATCAAGATTCTTTTTGATAGGCATAATTGACGATGGTCAAGAAAAGGATGACGCTGAAACTGAAGAAATGTATGAGGACTTGTTGAAGAGTTCTTTACAGATGATGCTAATCAAAAAGAAGTTCGATGCGGTAAACTTAAAGTACAGCAAAAGTTCATTGATTTGGTTAGGTATTATTTCAGATAGACCAGCCACGGCAATTTTAAATGCTATACACGTCATCAGTGAATCTAAGAATTGGGTGCCTGAAAAATTCGATAGAGTAGATTGTAAATGGTTGTCTGAAATATTCGCATCAGGAATATTTGAAGACAAAGACTTGGAAGAAGTTTGGGATGCTCAAAAAGTGGAAAGACTAAATGATGGAAGTTTTAGTTCAGACAATTTAGTTGACTATCCAATCACCTTTTCATCGTTAATAAGAGAATGAAGAAAGCAAACTACATAATATTCGATTGCGAAACAGGTGGACTACAGCCAGTGAATAATCCAATCACTCAGATAGCCTTACTCACTCTGGATACATCATCACTAAAGGAATTAAACAGATGGGAAACATTTGTGAAGCCTTATAATGACCTATCAATAGAAAAGGTTGCCTTGGAAACGACAGGATTGCGTATGTCTGATATAAATGAGGGGATGGATGTCAAGAGTTTAGTGAATAGCTTGATAGCGTATTTTAAAGAATCATCACCGAATGGAAGACCAGAGAACAGACCTGTCTTGGTAGGGCATAATGTACAGTTTGATATGGGCTTTTTGGAATATGCTTTCAATCAGGTTGGTAAGTCATGTTTTGATTATGTAAGTCCAACTCAATTAGACACGATGGCGATGAGTAAAATGGTAGAATTGCCTTCATTAAAGCTAGGAAACTGTTGCGCTGAATATGGAATAGAGTTAAAAAATGCGCATAGTGCGATGCCTGACGTTGTAGCGACCACGGAGTTGCTGAGGCATTATATAAAGGTGTTACGAAATACGGATGATATTAAAGTGGATTCTGCCACTGATAAAGCAGAAAAATCAAGAGTTAAATTTCAATTTTAAGATTATGGAACAAAAGGAAAAGGAAAAGGAAACAACTGCGGTTGAAAATGTAGTAGAAGATGCTATCATTGTAGAAGAAACTAAAAGTGAAGAAGTGGAAATTGCTGATGAGTCATCGGAAGTAGATACACACAAGTCATTTATTATGGTCGGAGGTAATGATGAAAGTATGGCTACCAAAATTGTCGAAACTTTAAACAAGGAGGCAATCGGAGCAACTGTGTACGAGTTGACCAAGGATGAAATGGAAAAGGTTATTTCTCAGAGAATGGATATTTTGAATGCCGATGCGATTTCTGAATATGTTAATCACAAGGATAATATTAAGCAAGCAAGAGACATTGCCAATTCGTTTTATATCAGATACCAAGATACATTTAGAAAGGAAAAGTTTGTCAAACTAAGTGACTCAAAAAAGTCCATGCAATTTACATGGAAGCAATTTAATGAGGTGATTGGTACTTTGGATATTTTCGGACACATCGAATGGGAAGATGACAAAAAGCAAGCATTCAAAATCATATTGAGTGAAGATTCCATTCGTGAGAATAAGAAAAAAGAGATTCAGTTCCAGATGGATATCGTAAAGGGTAAGTTGATTGACTATCAAAAACATTTGACTGACGCAAAAGACCTAAAAGAAATTGAAGAATTGAAAGAAAAAATGACCATTTAATATATGGACCAAGAGGATGTAAAAATCATATCTCAATTTAGTAATGCCTTGTCGATGGATAAAATTGACGAGGCATTCAGGGTGTTCGATGAAATTATCAACAACCTAGATGAGACAGGAACAAGAGAATTGTTTGGAGGGTATGCTTCTGACGTTGAAGATGTGTATAGCATAATTCTTGAAGAAGTGTTTAATGTAATTTATGGTAGAGAAAATCAACTACAATTAAAGCTAGGATATTTTGACAATCTGACCAAGCAAATAGAAGAAACACTATGTATTGAAAATCTAACATATTTCATTTTAAGTAAGTTGCCTCAGTTTGAATTAAATTGGCATCATTTAGAATGGGGTGATATGGCTCAACGAAATAGTAAGGTGAATGTAATTGCTGCCCGTGACCATGGAAAGAGTTATTATTGGTCCAACGCATATTTGGCTTGGAAGCTATATAGATATCAACCCATAACAGGTTTTGCTAGACCAAGGAAAGATTTAGCACTATCAAAGCGTGGATTCCTATTTTCATTCTCTCAACAACAAGCAGTTGACCTTTTGGATATATTAAAAAGTACAATAGAGGACAATGATGAATTACGTGATAGGCTATTTCCAGGCAGAACTGATGGTTGGGCAAAAACTGATATTGTAGCGAAGAATGGAGCAAGAATAACAACGAAAGGTTTTGGTTCATCAGTTAGGGGTGCTCACCCTGGATATATCGTAGTTGATGATGGATTGAAAGATAATGTTATATATAGTTCAGTACAGCGTAAGAAGTCTATTGACTATTTTCATGCCGTGATAATGAATATGATTGTTCCTAAAGGTCAAGTGATAGTCGTAGGAACACCATTTCACTCTAATGACCTATATGGTGACCTAAAAAGTAAAGAGGGTTGGCACGTGAGAGAATATCCAGCTATATTTCCAGATGGTACTATTCTATGGAGAGAAAGATGGGGATTCAAAGAGTTGATGGAAAAGAGGTCAACACAAGGTAACATAATTTTTTCAAGAGAGAATTTATGCCGACCAGTTACGAATGAGTCATCAATATTCCCACAAGACATTATCGAAAGGGCATATGTGAGAATGGAAGATTACACTTTTGTTCGTTCACGTTCAGCCTTTAAAATGAAGTTTGATAGGGTTGTGACTGGAATTGACTTTTCAATATCAAGTTCGGTTGGTGCCGATTATACTGTAATCATCACTGCTGGTATTGATGAAAATGATAATATATGGCTAATGAACATTACTAGATTTAAAGGTAAGTCATTTGCTGAACAACTTTCTGTAATAAAACAGATTCATGCGTCATTTCAATGCGACATAATGGTGATGGAGAATAACGTATTCCAGCAGATATTCGTTCAAGAGGGTGAGCGTGCTGGTCTTCCAGTTGAAGGTCATACGACAGGAACTAATAAATATGATTTAAAAGCTGGTTTGCCAGGCTTAGCAATACTATTTGAAAGAGGCAAGATAAGAATACCAAGAGGAAACCAAGACTCAATAGACACAGCCGATTCACTTGCTACTGAACTATCATCCGTAACATGGACTGAAAAAGGTTTGGAGGGAGTAGGAGAACATGATGACCAAGCAATGGCGTTATGGCTAACAAGTATTGCTGCTAAAAAGATTTCGCAAGGATTCAGCTTCAAATTTCTATAAAAGCAAAGTTTATATAATCATGAAAGAGATTGATGATGAAAGTGTTGAGAAGAAATTGCTCATCACTAGGACAATTTGCCAACACAATGTAGATGAATATACAAAGTCGGTTGTAGAAATTCGTAACAAATTACAAAGATTGGAAAAAGAACTTGCTGAACGTAGAGATTCATTGGCAGAGGTTGAGGAACAGCTAAATAATTTCTATGGTCAGCAATCAAGAAATTCAAAGTTTTACAAAAAAAGATTGTAAAAAATTAGGTCGTTATGTAAATTTACAGTAATTTAGTATCAGAATTGATTATTAATTGTAAAACTAAATTGTTAAAAATGGAAAATTATTCACCAATCGAAAAATGGGATGGCTTTGAAAAATACGCTGATAAAGGGTATGGCCATAATTACGGAACTGTACGTCAGCTAGATAATAAAAGAAAGCCGATTAAGTTCAATGTCAATAAATTGTTAGTTGCTGGAGAAAAGGTTGACTTCAGATACGTCACTAAATGTAAGGCTGGATGGCCAGTAATTGGCGAGGTGAGAACGACACCGAAAGGGATGACTCACTACATATCTAAAAACACGACATGTATCGAATTCAAGCGAATTGGAAAAGATGGTACTGAGTTCTGGTTGTCTGTCCTAAATATGAAGGGTGGAAAAATAGTAAATGTTGATTTGGAGTTCTTATTAGGTTTAGATGTAGGAAATATGCATCATGCTTTTCCAAAGATGGTCGATTATGACTTATGGAAAAGAATGAACACGAAAAGTCATGCTAGTTTTGCTTACAAATTTAATACTAAAAACTAGGAACTATGATGAGCGAAAGACACCCAATAAACCAAAATCTGATGCGACCAGTTCAGGTCGTGTCAGACTACAGCCGACAGACCATCGTAAATGGAGAGAAGATAAACTTCAAAAAGGGCGACAATATCAAGCTATGTGTTACTCACATATTTCAAAAAGAGGATAATGCGTATTGGTACTCACTGACGCTAGAGATTAATGGAGCCACTTTGAAAATGGATAGGACAGTGATGCACACGATTGACCTAGTTGCCGAAGTGATGCAGTTGAAGGAATATAAAGATGACGGATGTTGTTCTGACCCTAAGCCATACTGTGCCGTAAGACACGAGGGTGGAGAGAAATTGTACAAATGTAAAAACTGTAATACCTATTTATCATGAGCCAGATTAAAACACATATAGAATTTAAGAGCAACTTTGGATTCGTTCCAGGCAAATATGTCAACCAAGCAATCAAGTTGTTGAAATCACTAGAGCCATCATCCCACGAACACCTCCAACGAGGTTGGGATGGGCATATATCACATGTCTATTTAAAGACACAATTAACTAGCGTTGAAGTAAGACAAGCACTTACAGCGTTTATTCAGAAGTATGAAGGCTTGTATTTTTATGTAACTGTAACAAAATAATTTAAAGATGGAAAAAGCAGAATTGAAAACTAGAAAGGCAACAGAGATTGAAAAAAATGTCTGTGAGTATTTAAATGACTTGAGAGAATCAGGAATAACGAACATGTTCGGTGCTGGCTCTTATGTTGAAAGTGAATTTGGACTCAATCGAAAGGAAGCAAGAAAGCATCTAACACTATGGATGGCTAACTTTAATGAAGAGGGTAATTATGAAACTGTAAAAATTAAGTAACCATGGAAGCAATAATTGATAAAATAAAGAAGTTGATGGCTCACTCAGAGTCAGCGAAAGAAATGGGTTCAATTTCAGAAGCAGAAGCATTTGCTCAAAAGGCTCAAAAACTGCTGAATGATTATAACTTGACTAAAGGAGATTTGACGGAAGATGAAGCACGTGCGGAGATTCTTCACGATACTATGCCCTCAAAAGTGCCTGGTGTTGGAGGTCGAAGTAGTTTTGTGGTAATGTCAACGATAGCTGAATTTAACTGGTGTAAGGCTTACACGATGGGGAGTAGTGCTATGAACAAAATGATAATGGTAGGAAGTCCAGAAAATATAGAAGTGTGTAAATATATTCATTCTACAGTGATGTCGACATTCTTACATGTTGGTAAAATGAAGTACAAAGAATATAAAGAAGTTCAAATGAATGATAATAGAAAGCCAGTTGGTAAAGATACATTCTTGAGAACATTCTTAAAAGGATGTGCCGATGGTCTATGGTCGAAGTTCAAAAAGGAACGTGACGAGTTCATGAAAGCAAATGAAAGTTCTACAGCTATAATTAGAACCAATGGAGTTGTGATAAGTGATTACGTGACTCAACAGTGGGGGAAGACAGGAACAGCTAGGCAAACGAGTTACACGAATAGTGGAGGTGCCTATCAACAAGGAAAAGAAACTGGCAAGAATGTCAGCATAAATAAAGGAGTGAAAGGAACATCAAAACCTATCACACGAAAGATGCTCAGATGAGCTGTATGACTTTTTAGTTATATAATCAATTCTGCTGAGTGGGGTGGCTTTTTAGTCACTCCATTCTTTTTTAGCACAAACAGATATTAGATGATAAAGAGTAATAAAATTACAAGCAAGATGAATAGATTTTTAACAGCGAATGACTTTGATGGAAAGTTGAACCTAGATGGATTCACCAATATTGAAAAGTCATTGACACAAGATGACTTTGACGCTAACTTTAAAAGTGATGCGTTCATGGTATTTGAAGAAAAGAACATAAGAGAATACATCGAAACTGTTCAAAAGGCAATCGGTGGAGATATTATAAAGGGTGGGTTCAATGATACGGAAGAACTAAATGAGATTTCAAAATCATCATTAGACTTGCTATCAAAAATGACTGTTGTAAAAGTCAATAATGGAGATAGCTCATTCAGAAAATTATACGCACTAGAGAAATGTCATATCACAGATGCTTTAAGCTATGGACAGAGCGTGTTCAAATTTAGTAAAGAGGGGAAAGACATCATTGAAAAAGTGATGAATGAAAAAGCCAAGATTGAAAAAGAGAACATGGGCATTCAAAAAAGAATTGAAGAGTGTCAAGAAAAGTTCACTTGCTTGCCTACTGAAACAATGCATTTACACGGAGTTGAGGAACATGTGAATAATCCATATAGATTATTTGCTTGGAATCAGTGCTCTTATGGTGAAACTATGCCATCCTATATAGGAGAGGGAGAAGTTGACTGTCAACCATGCGGAAGTGCTGAGGAAGCAGAATGTAACCAAAAATATAATGGCTTGGTAAGAGAATGGGTCAATAACTGTGCTGAAATTCTGACCTTAGATATGTATGAGAAAAACATTCAAGAGGGTAAATCATATGAATTGACCCCAGACCAGATGTTAGCATTAAAATTTTAAATTGAAGAAAAATGGTAAGTAGCAGAAGAGCAGCAGTATATCAAAATTATTTAGATTCTATTCCAGCACCCATCGTACATGATGCTGGTGGAGGTGTTGTATATACAGGATACACCGAAAAGCTAGGAGATGGAACTGATGAAGCAAAATGGCTTATAATCAGAACTACAACAAGTGGCGGAATAACCACTCCAGAATATGCCCAAGGAAAATCAACATTTGATAATGTTTGGGATGACAGAACATCTTTGACATACTCAAGATAATTCATTTTCATTACAAGGTTTACAAATTTACAAGGTTTATATTATCATAACTTTTTAAATTGTAAACTTTTTTGTAATGATGGATATGAAGATTTTACCTGGGACAGCTGTTTCGATTCGGTTAAGGAGTGGAGAGGTTGTTTTTGGTAAGTATATAAAAGAAGGCAGAAACGAGTATCACACGATTGAATCTGACGATGGTCGTAAGTTCGACAGGAGAATTGAAAAAATAAAGATACTCTCATCAACCGATATACAGAATGTCGGAACACAAACATCAAGCGACATCGGAGAGCAAGTTGTTTCAATGACACCTCCAACTCAGTTCAATATAAATGACAAATTTAGATTCCTAGAAAACATGATAAGAATGGTTATCAAAAAGACATCTGTTTCTATGATAATCACAGGTGAGGGTGGTCTAGGAAAATCACATTCAGTGAAGCAAGAGATTCTAAAAAAGAACTTGATTGAAGATTTTGATTATGTGATAGTAAAAGGCTATTCAACGCCACGTGGACTTTATAGGACTTTGTATGAGCACTCAGATAAGCTCATTATATTTGACGATTGTGACGAGGTACTAAAAGACCCAACGGCAAAGAACTTATTAAAAGGTGCGCTTGACAGCTATGATGAAAGAAAGATAAGTTGGATAACTAATAAGGAGTTGCCTGACTTACCATCAGAATTTAGTTTTAATGGGCGCATAATATTCGTAAGTAATTTGCCTCAAGAAAGAATTGATCAAGCAATCTTGTCTAGGTCTATGAGCATAGATTTGTCGATGACCAATCCTGTTAAGATTGAAAGAATGAGAGCAATACTTGATAAAATAAGACCTGACATTCAGCTTGATGTAAAAGAAGAATGTATGGAACTGTTAGAAGAATATCAACATCACTGCGGAGATTTAAACTTCAGAACATTGATGAAAGTGATAAGTATGAGGACAGATTCGGAGAATGGAGAGGACTGGAAAGACATGGCAGTTTATGCTATGACGAGTACAGTGAATTAAAATAATTTACAAAATAGTTTGTAAAAAGTTTTGCGGTTATGTAAATTTACAGTAATTTAGTATCAGAATTGATTACTAAACTAAAAATTTAAAAAATGGAAAAGATTGATTTAACCGAAATGATAATTGCGAAAGCCTTACAAAGTAAGAAAGATGGTAGAATGGCAACCTTTAAGAACGTAGAACAAGATGGAACGATTGTTTTAGATATGGAGAGAATAGGTGAAAGAAAATTTAGTCAACGTACTGTGGAGCAAGGCTTTGTAGCTCACCTAGATAACCAATCACTTGTAGATGGGTTCGTAAGAAGACATATTGACAGAACTGACTTAGAAGTTAGTGATGAAAAATGTTTCGATATGAGTTGTAAGGTTTATGACCTAATGTCTAGGAGATTTAAAGACTTGACGAATGTAGAATGTTATAAAGCAATACGAGGAATATTTGATGAGGACTGATAAAGTTTTCACTCAAAGAATACTTGGAAAGATGGGGCAGTAATGCCTCATTTTTTGTTTTACAAAGTTACTAATAACATGATACATGAGATAGTAAATAAAGCGTTGTTGAAGTCAGGATTGAATGAAAAAGATTTCGATTTCAAGATGACGTCAGAGAATAAATGTACACTCAGATACAGATATTGGAAAATTATGCCTGAAGATTTATTAATGAATCTTCATAAGGAACTTTCAACTATGGATATTGAACATGACGTTTATGTCGATGACGATGGAGATGCTGACGATGGGCGACCAATGTACAGATATTTACATTCTTATGAAATAAAATTTAAAGATGGAAAATTGGAAACAACAAATTAGGAGGCAAGTCACTGACGCAACCAAGCAACATTGTATTGGTAGCAACTTGAAAGAATTAGTAAAGACATTGCTTGATGGAGACACTAGATTTATTATGGTTTACTCATCAGGTCGTGGGTCATACACTAGAGTTAAGTTCACTGAAGATAAGATTGGGCGAGAAACCACGAAACTCATTCTGAAGAAGTACGGCAAACAAGTTTATAACTACTTAAAAATATAGTCATGAGAATTAGTGAAGCTACAAGAATACACATTTACATTGTTGGATTTGGAATGGCCATGTTGGTTTTCATTCTAATGTTAAAAAGTAAAGATGAGCCGATTGAGGAATGCTTGCCTGAAAATAATCATTATGAATTAGTTGAAACCAACATTGAAACTAATCACGATTCCATAACAATATGTATGGTGGAGCAGTTATTAAAGAATAACAATATGGAACATTGGGAGATAGTATTGGCCCAGATTATTTTAGAAAGTGGCAGATTGACTTCCAATTTATCAAAGTCAAACAATAATTTGATAGGGATGAAACACCCTAGACAACGTCCAACTACATCGTTAGAAGAAAAGAATGGATATGCTTATTATTCTGATTGGAGGTCTTGTATTTTTGACTATATGATTTGGCAATCAAGATATGCTAAAAAGTTAAGTGTCGAAGAATATTATCAGAAGTTGGGAGAAACCTATGCTGAAGATAAACAGTATGTTAATAAACTAAAAGAAATTGTAAATGGCAGAATTTAGAACAGCCTATGGAATGAAGTCATGGGGGAATGCTTTACCATCGGAGGATAAAGAAGTTGATGAGGAAAACTTGAATTTGTTTTTCTCAACCATGTTTGAAAGACAAGAAATATGGCATAAAAGATTCATCAAAGAAGAACCAAGACCATGGAGTGATGACCCATTCATGTCTAACCATAAATTCACGAATGTATTTAGAGAACTTGACCGACATTCACAATGGCAAATAAAGCATGTTTTTATGGAACCAAATAAACGTAAGGACTTGATTTGGAAGATTATGTTATTCAGGATATTTAATTGCCCTGAAGCGTTTGAGTGGTATGGTAAGCAAGAGAAGTCGTTTGAAGGTATGATGCCGAATTACGATGATTACAATAAAGATGAATGGGCCAGTCTAGTTGATGAGTACAGAAAAACAGGGAACAACCCATACACTAATGCCTATCTGATAAATTCTCAAGCGTGTCCAGGCAAGAAAAGAGATTGGTGTTACACCCAGAAAGTAGTGCCGACAATACATAGTGCTATTCCTAAGATAAACAAATTGCTTCTCACTGCTAATGAGCCTGAGGACATAATAAAATTCCTAAAGACCTTGCCCGCAGTAGCAGATTTTATTGCTCACGAGTTTTATCAGGACTTTACATATGCTCCAAGATATTCTAAAATGAAGCTAATGAAGTTTGACCAAGATGATTTTACTAATGTTGGTCCAGGTGCCTCCATCGGAATAAGATTGATATTTCCATCTTTAAAAAAGGGTGAGCAAGAAAAGGGCATATACATATTAAGAGATATGGCCAAAGGGTATTTAGAAAAAAATGGGAATTTCAAATATATTGACTGGGACTTTGAAACGAACAACTATAAGATTGTAAAACCCAAAGAGGGGAAAATAACATTACACCAAATAGAAATGTGGTTATGCGAATTTCAAAAGTATTGGAAGATGAAAATTGGAGAGGGGAAACAAAGAAGTGTATTCAGTCCCCAAACGGAACAAATATATATTACGAAAGATTGAGCGAACTTTCTTTGGATGAAGAAAGTCTAATCAAGTACAATAGGATAGCAAAATTGCTACAGAGTGACGTAAATGACTGCGTCACTTTTCATATTGATGACCAAAATGAACCTGATGATTTCATTGCGATGACCATGTTTATTTATGATGCTTTTGACAGTGAGGTCGTATTAGATAAAGAGGAAAACAAGATAAATGATGAAATGATAATGAAAATGAAAGGTGGTAGAATTTTCATCAAGCATTCATCTGCTGAGAACATTGAAATAACTTTTAACGTCAAATCATTAAATAAGTTCAACGAACAGATATTAAGTATTTGAATCAAAAATTTAGAATTTTAAATAACAAGTAAAATGGCGACAACAAAAAATTTATTAATCGAAACTGGTCCAGGTGGACGAGGTTTAAAAGTTAGAGGTCTGGAAGTAAAAGGCCAAACGATAGTAATATCAGCAATTAGTTACTCACCACTTATATTAGATGAAGTGAGTGAAGGTAAAGCAAAATTGCTATCATTAACAGTAGGTGATACTGTTTCTTATAAAGACTTAATGTACATGTGTACAAAGAACATAAGTAAAAATTGTATAATTATAGACTTTTCTGAAACTGAAGAGGGTGAACCTAAACAGTACAGAACAACTCCAGAAATTGAAAAGGAGTTTAAACAAAGAGATGAAGACCTTGAGTATGCGTTTAGATTGAGAACTGAGCCTGGTTTTGCGTCAGATGCGGCTAAAGAACAAGTTGAGCAACTAGAGAAAGCAAGAGCAACTAGAGAAATAAGAAGCAAAGCTATGAGTGTTCTTTTAGAAAAAGAACTTTTAGCAAAAGAATTAGATGAAGCAACTGAAGCTCAAACTGAATCAGCTATGTTATTTGACGATTACAAACAAAAGTCTGCATCTAAAATGGCTGAATTAGACAAGACATTTGCAGAACTTCGCACCGAAATGGATGAGGATGGTATTGATTTTATTGATATAAAGTCACCTGGTGAACCATTGCCTCCAAGAGGAAGTAAGGGAAGTAAAGAAGCAGCTGAGTAATTCAAAACTAAAAAATTTAATATGATTGATAAAACAATCCATGAGCGAATTGCTCAGAGGAAACTTACAATACTAAAGGGTTTTAATGAAGTGTCTAGTGACCCAATTAAAAGCCTTGCTGAAGTAAAGTCAGAAAATTCTGACAATAAAATTTACTCAGAAGATGTTGTCAAAGGATTCATAAGTGAGGCTATTAATAAAGCAACTAACACTAGTGAGTTACTGAAGGCGCAAGAGCAATTGGATTGTTTACAACCAATCGAAGCTGTTGATGAAAGAGGCATCAAACAAACTCTTTATATAGAGAAAGGCAAGAAAGCACTAATTGGAGAAGTTAGAACTTGGAAAGGCAAAGAGTATAAAAAGAAAGCCGATGGTAAATGGGAGAAAGTTGTCAAAACGTGGGTTGAAGATTTCGTGGATGAAGACACAGGCGAAGTTGTTCAGATAACTAGAAACCAAACTGAGTTAGATGCGTCAGCAGAACGTGAGGAAAGAAGCAGTGCTGAATACAGAGAACAATATATGGATGCTGATAAGTCAGCAAGTCCAACAAGACGCAGAAAGCAAAGAAAAGGAAATGCTAAAATTGCTAAAGTTGAAGAAGCAAGAAAAGACCTTGAGTATGAGTTGGAAGATTTAGCTGAGCAGTATAAATACTGTAGAGATGAGTTGAAGCAACTAGATTCAGACATGAATAATGAGGCTGGTCAAAAAGGTGAAGAGTGGAGTGATGCGGATGGGAATAGATATGGAGGCATGATGATGGAAGTCGAAGCCAAAATGGAAAAACTTGTTCCTCAGATGAAAGACCTAAAAATCAGAATTTCAAACCTTGAAAGAAAAGAAGAAAAGATTTTTGATAAGACACCTGATGGTGAAAAGTATCAAAGAGAATGGGAAGCAGAAAATCTTACAAAAGGAATAGATGATATTTTAGAAGATTTTGACACCATAGTTAAAGGTCATATGGATTTTGCTGGTCGTGGAGATTCAGGTTCAGGAGGTGGAAAAAGTGGTTTGGTTAAAAAACAACTTACTGATAGTAAAGGAAGACAGACCACGAGATGGGTGAAGCAAGGTGAGGATGAGTCAGGACAAGAAGAAAAGAAGCAACCTGAGGAAGAGGAAGAAAGCGAACCAAAAGGCACTAAAACCACTGAAGACCATGCTAAAGAAACCTCAAGTGAAGACTTGAAAGCGTATTTAGATAAAAACCCAGATGGGGAACATGCTGAACATGCTAAGCAAGAACTTTCTGGACGAGGTGAAGAGGGTGAAGGAACTGCTGAGATAGATTATAGCAATCCAGAAAGCGTCAAAGAGGCACTTGCTAGTCATGAGGACAGAGATTCTATAATTGATTACGCAATAGAGCACGGAATAACACCTGGTCAAGCTATGAAGATGATGGATTCAAATAAGACTGACCATAGCGAAACTCATTCCAAAATAGATGCTGCTCAATCAGCACTAGATGATTTAAAAAGTCATACTGACCACCCAAGTTCGGTTGAATCTACAATGAAGCAATTTGGTTCGATAGTAGATATGGTTGATATGGGTGAAGATGGGGATGGTAACGAGTTGAGTGAAGAACTACAAGATGACATTGCCATAATAATTGAAAGGAAAATAAACGAGATTGACGCAGACAAAGATTGGTTTGATTTTCAAGAAACTGGGGGTGGCGGAAGCACTGCCGACAATATTGCGCAGTTCTTTATGGAGAATAATGTAGATATGGCCGATGTTGTTTCTGAAGCTCAAGAATTAATCGACAGTAAGTTAAAAGAACCATCTGGAGATGATGAGCCAATGGCTAAGAAAGATATGGAGCGTGAAATGGAGCGTGAAGAAGATGAGGGTGAAGACTATGACTCAGATGAGGAGCAGAGAAATGATGAAGAGGATATGCCTGGCGGATATAATGACGATGGTACTCCAATGGAAAGGAAGAAAGACAAGTTTGCGGATACAGACAATATGTCACCTGACCAGATGATGCAAGAGGACATAGCAATGTCGGATATTGAAGATGCGTTATATGATATGTTCGGTGGAGATTTCAAACAAGGAGTTCATATTGACGATTTGGATGAGGTATTAGCAAACCACGATATTGCTGACTGGACTGGCGAGAGTGAAACAGGAACTATAAATGGTATGGATAATGCCAAAGAACTTATGGCTGACCTTTTAGAGAGAGAAGACATACCTGTGGAAAGACCAATGGAGAAACAAGGTCGTTCAGATGAGCCAAAAGAGAATAAGGACACTGCTAATGAGGACAAGGGTGCTCCAAAAGAATTTACACCTGACGCACTGAAGACTATTGAAAGTATGGGAGAGCATATTTGGAACAGACAAGGTGGCGAAATGGACACACCTAAATTGTTTGAACAATATATGGGCTTGAGAAAAGAGGGTTATTCAGAACAAGACATTGAAACCGAAATGGGAAAAGGTCAGTGGGATGAAGGTGCTATGATGTCTGACGAAGAAAAAGAAGGCATGAAAGAAGAATGGGATTCAGCTTTGGATGCGATTCTAGGAGAAGACAGAAAAAAGGATGCGCCTGAAGATGATTCTAAAAAAAAAGATGAGACAACAAGAAAGCAAAACTGGACGAGGTCAGGCAACCCAATCGTAGATGCAAACGCAGATAATGATTACTATTCAGATGCCACGGCTGAAGACCACGATGATATTGTTGAACATTACAACGAGATGCACTCAGGGGGTAATTTACCTGACTTGGATGCGAAAGTTAAAGAGAGAGTTGCGTCACATTCTGAAGCATCAGAAAGAAAGCGCAAACCCAAAGATGATTCATCTGTTGGCAGTATGAAAAGATTACAAGGATGGTAGCATGAGAAATAAAGCACAAATCCAAATAAATTAAAATTGTAAAACTTTATGAGCAATAGTATCAAAAACCAATTAGATAACTTGGCAAAGGTAAAGGAAAAACTTGCCGTCAAGGAGATGATGCTTGTTGAAAAGGCAATGAAAGGTGAATCACCTAGTGACTTAATTAAGGCTAAACAGATTCTTGGAGATATGAACTCTCAGAACGATGGTAATAAAAAAAGTTACATTGTTGACCCATTAGAGTTTAATCACAATTTTGGATATAAAGACAAGCCATTTTCTTTAAGTTATGCTACTTTGAATAGGATGGCCAAGACACCTATCATAAATGCTATATTAAAGACTAGGAAAAATCAGATTGCCGATTTTGCCGAACCACAAGCTGATAGATACTCAACTGGATTTGTAATTCGTAAGAAACGAAAGTTGGGCGAAACAGAAAGAGATACTACTGATGAAGAATATGCTAGAATCAACGAGATTCAAGACATAATCTTAAATTGCGGAACGGCAGCAAATTGGCATACGGATGACTTTGAAACCTTTATAAGAAAGATTGTTGACGATTCGTTAAAGTATGACCAGATGTGTTTTGAGGTCGTAAGGAATAGGAGTGGAGAGATTCACGAGTTTTTTGCTACTGATGCCGCAACATATAGACTAGCTGATTCATACGATGACGATGAATACGAGGGTGAAGAAGAAATGATTGACGGTCATTACCCATCTTATGTACAGATTTATCAAGGTGCTGTCAAGGCAGTTTTTTATCCATGGGAATTATGCTTTGGAGTAAGAAACCCATCGACCAACCTTATAAATGTAGGGTATGGAATTAGTGAGATGGAAGAATTGGTTAGTACAATAACAAGTATGTTGTGGGCTGACGAATACAATAAAAAGTTCTTCAGTCAAGGTTCAGCACCTAAAGGTTTATTGAGAGTAAAGGGGAATGTAAACGAAAAGCAACTTCAGGCATTTAGACAAGAATGGTTGTCTATGATTACTGGAGTTCAGCAATCCTGGAAAACACCGATAGTTGATGCTGATATTGATTGGATAGATTTACAGAAGTCGAATAGAGATATGGAGTACAATTCTTGGACTGAATATCTGATTAAGATTTCTTGTGCGATATTTGCTATTGACCCAAATGAGATTGGATTTAATATTTCGACAAGTCCAGGGAATAAGTCGATGTTTGAGAGCAATAATGAAGGACAACTGAAGCACTCAAAAGACAAAGGTTTATATCCACTTTTAAAGTTTATCCAAAGGAAGATAAATAAATATATTGTCAATCAAATAGACCCAAACTATGAGTTTTGTTTCGTTGGTCTAAATGGTATGACGATTCAGGAAGAACTTGATGTTGAGATTAAGAAACTTTCAAACTTTCAAACTGTAAATGAGATTCGTAAAAAGTACTCACTTGAACCTATTGATGGGGGAGATATTATATTGAACCCAACCTATGCTCAACAGCTAATGATGGCTGCTCAACAAGAGCAAGGTGGAATGGGAATGGAAGGTGACGAAATGGACTTGAATCCATTTTTAGGGGATGAGGATGAAGATGACGAGGACAACCCATTTATGTCAGGAGATTCTGAAGACAACCCATTTGTGAAGTCATTTATGAACAAATTAACAAAAAAATAGGACATGCCAATAATTGGAACAAAAAATTTAGGACTTATAAAAGCTATTCACGTTGGTGTCAATCCACCACTGAATACAAAAATACTTTGGTACAATGATGCCAACACACCTTATACTACTGGTCCAGCGAAAGTACATTACTATTATGATGTAATTCTAGCAGATTGGTACCCACTCTGTCAAAATACCAATCCTAGTAATGGTGGAAATTTTACTTATATAGCTTTTGCTGAAGCATGTAGTGGCGAGGGGTTTAGTTTAGACTTCAACGCAGAAAGACATTGCTATTGGGCTATCATAACATCAAATACGGAAATTGACCTTGTAGATTTAGTTCCAGATTTGTTTTCTAAAAAGTGGACAATCTATTGTAGGTGTGATGAGAATGGAAAAACAGGAAACTTTACTTATTTGAGATTTTCGGATGAATGTGGAGAGGGTGATTATCCAATTTATGAAGAACCAGGATATGAAGCACCATGTGTAGATTGCTCTTGGGGAGATAGCTATATTGTGAATCCATTATCCAATGGCTCATTTTCAGCGACAGCTTCACCTAATGGTGGATTGACTGTAGAAGTCGTAAATGGATTGCCTGGACAACAACTTATTATAGATACACAGTTGAATGGTGCTGACCTGATAAACTTTATCAATTATGTAGTAGAGATAACTACAGTTGCTACCTACAATGGTAGATTCACTGTTCACTTAGGCAACCCTGGGGATGGAGAAAATATAATTGGGCCAGTTACAGAACAAAGAACTGTCCATTCTAATGTCGATGGAGTAGCAAGTGGTTCTCAAATAATAATTACACTTGGAAACTTTGAGGGAACTATGAACACTACTTTTGATGTTAGGCTAGGACAAGAAACTTGCCTGACTTATTCAGGAGAGGGTGAAGTTTGTAAAAAGTGTAGATGTTATTGGGCTGTCATAACGAGTGAAACGGAGATTACTGACTTGAGTTATGCTAACTTTAAAGGTATGTGGATTCCTACAGGAGCATGCGATGATTGCGGATGTTCGGATGAAGATGAAAGTACAGATTGTGATTGCGAAACCATTTTGAAACAAATGGAAAAGCTATTCAAGGTGATTAACGAGTTACAAGAAGAAATTAGAGTTGTAGAAGAAAGCCTGACTAAAGAAATAGCAGAGTTGCGTGAAATCATAGACGAATGTTGTGCGAAGTCTGCTAGTGATATTAAGGAACTAACCGCATTGATTGCGGAATTAAGTGATAAAATAAAAGAACTTGAAGACAGAGCAACTGAAACTGAAGCAGAAGATACCAAGTGGAAACATGAATATGAGCAGTGGAGAGCAAAGGAGATACTAGACGAAAGAGCAAAGGATATTGACGACAAGATTGATAACTATAAGGAAACTGATTTTGTACTATGGGAAGCAGATAATGTTAAGGATAGAACAGAACAAATTGACCGTGCCAACGCATCTACTTTGAAAGTTGTTGAAGAAACTAATGAAAAAGTAAGTAGTAATAAAGTAGTTGGAGAAGACAATGCTGCTGCTACTGAAGCTTTGGAAATAAGAGTGGCTCAATTAGAGGGTGGCGGTGCTGCTGCTGCTGAAGCAGAGAGTAGTGACCCAGTTGCTTAACAGTTATTAAAACATAAAAAGAAATAAAATGAGTGGAAATAAAAATTGTGCGTGCGGAGGCAATTGCGGTTGTGGTAAAGGAAACTACACCTATATAAGATGGGCTTCAGATGACCAAGGCTCTAATTTCTCAACAAGTAGAACTGAGGGAGGCATAGAAAGATGCTACCAAGGAATTATTGTTTCACCAAATAAGCTAGATGAGACAAGCGCATCTTTTGAAGCCTTGTTTTTTCAAAGGTGGATTAATTCTTGTAAGGTCGAATGTTGTGGAGGTTGTGATTGGTCAGATTATCTTCCAGCTAACACAGGTGGGTCGTATCTTAATGTCTGGGAATATTTAACATTCACTACACCAATATCAAATACGCAAGATTTATCAGTTCAGAATAGAATTGGACTACAAAAGTTTATTCATTTAGAAGTAGTAACGCCACCAATCACATTTCTTGGAGAAGATGGGTTGCCCTTAGTGAGTGGACAAACTTACACTCTTGAAATCACACTAGCTACAAATACAGCAGTGAGTCCAACTGACGCTATGGAATTTAGTTTTGGAGATGGAGCACTAGCAACTAAATGGACTGTTGACCAAAGCACTTCACCTGGAGTTTATACTTTATTAATGACTGCTGCCGATGGAACATTTAATGCGTCAACTTTGGTATGTAGGACATTACAGCCTGTGTCAAATACGAATGAAAGTCGTTATGTAATTGAAGATTTTAGAATTGGAACTGCGGATTGCTATGACCCTGACTCTGGAAGTGGTGGTTCAGATAATGAAGGTGAAAATATAGGAACTGGCGGTGTTGGTCCATATAAGGGGATGGATGGAACCAAACTTCAGTTCAAAAAGATAAATGCTGGAAGTAATAAAGTCAGCGTGACTGACGATACAGCGAATGACGAGATTGATATTGATGTAAATGAATCTAATTTACAAATTGACAAAAGTCAAATTACTAATTTCTCTCATACTCATACGGCAAGTGAAATTACTGATTTCGATACGGAAGTAAGTAATAATTCTGACGTGTCTGCTAATACCAGTAAAAGGCATGATTCAGTGACTTTAAACTCAGGTCAAGTTACGAAAGATAGTGCTGATTTATCATCTCAAGAATTAGAGTTGAAATTAGCAACTACATCGACATCTGGAGTTATGAGTTCTGCCGATAAAGTTAAGTTGGATGGATTGACTGGAACAGGTGAAGCAAATACAGCGAGTAATAGTGGGGCTGGAGTAGGATTGTTTGATGCCAAGACTGGTTCTGATTTAGAATTTAAGTCAATTAAGTCTAGTGATTCAACAATTGATATTGATGACCTAACAGGAACAGGCGAAGTTGATATAGTAGTGAATGAGAGTTTATTGGATGTAGCAAATATGCAAGATTCAAGAAAGCCTTTTCAAACCATAACTGCTGCTGGTCCACAATTTACTTGGCGTTATGTTGATTACTACAACGCAAAGATAAATATACCAACAGGGGGAAATTATGACCTAATTATCACAGGAGCACAAGATGGAGATTATGGAACACTAATTGTAGAGAATTCAGTGGGTGATAATGCTGTTGCTCTTAACATTCCTAATGGAAACCTAAAAGCACCACCATATAGTAAAGTAGTTGCTGATGGGAATGCTACAATAACTTTAACACCTAATGCGTTTGATATCTTTTCTTGGGTATTTGACGGAACAACTTTTTGGTGGACATATGGACATAATTATACATAGAATATGACTCAGAAAATTATACCATACAAAGGGCATTTAAATTCGCAAAGAAACGAAAACACTGACACAGGTGGTTGTGCCCCCATACTTGGAAACAGCTTTCAGGTTGGAACAGGAACTAGGAACTCATCGAATGCTCCAGCCTATGGTCTTTATGATTACAGTTGGTATGCTGCGATTTGGGAATATGATGAACTAGGAAGTACTGCCCTGAATCCAGTACCAATGCAAATCACTGGTATTAATATTGAAATTGCGGGTTACTCAAATGGATATACCTACAATAATCAGACTATAAAATTGTACCACGTAGTTGAAAGCGTGTTTGACAATAATGGTCAACCGATTGATTTATCCAATTTGACAATTTATGATGAGACAATAGTTAAAGAAAATTTCACTTGGACTATCTTCGGCTCAGGTTGGAAGTCATTTACCTTTGATACAAATTTTTGTTATAATGGAACAGACAACTTATTGTTAGTTTGGGAAAATAGAGATGGTTCTTGGGCGAGTGGATTCGGACATGGTGAATATGAAGTTGCTGTTGATAAGGCAGCAGATGATAGAGCAGATAATGCGTTTCCAACAGGAAATGCTAACCTAGTTACTAATTCCAGAATCAACATACAGTTTAAAAAATAAAAAATGGCAGTAGATATACCAACTTTGAATAGTGATTTAGAAGAATATGGCGAAATTCAATTTTGCGATATTAATAACAATACGAATTTTATTGTAGTAATTACTGGAGTTGACCAAGAGTTTTATCAAGAAATTTATAACATTATTGATGTAGCCGTTACATCTGATTATCCTGTTATACAGAACTTTGATTTACAGGAGGGGGTTTTAAAGGTTGAGTGCTTAAAGGAGGCACCAGCTTTTTAGTAAAAGATTAAACAACAACAGTTATTAATGTTGTAAAATACAGAGAAGATATGGAGATATGGATAATGCTAGGTGTGAATTCGATGTTGCTTGCCATAAGTAGTTTTTTCATCAAGCAGTGGATTAATGGAGTTAAGCTAGGAGAGTCAGAAAATAGAAATGACTTCACTAGCTATAAATTGTCAAATGATAAAGCCATTAGTTCAATAAGGGCAGAACTAGGGAAAAGAAAGGGTGAAACAGAATTGTTGAGAAAAGACCTTGAGTTGCTATCTTCAGAAACTAGAAAGAATTTTGAGGGAGTTAATATTCATATGAACTATCAGAAAACAGCTTTGGATGAAATAAAACAAGCAATATCTGATAGCAGTAAAAACGAAGTTGCCGCAATATCTGAACTGGTTAAGATGTTAAAAGATGATAAATAGGACTTATGCCAGAAGAAAAGAAAGTTCAACGTGCCAATTTGTGGGGTGATGCTATATCCACTTGGGGCAAAATTATAATATACCTAGTCATATTCATAGTAGGTGTAGGCACGGCATATTATAAAATAGAAACGAACTCAATTGATAATGTTAGGCAAGATGATAAGTTCATTGAATTAGAACATGAGATGACCAGAGAGTTTGAAATTCAGCAACATAGAAACCAAGAAAGATACAATCGCATCATGGCTGAGATTAAAGACCTCAAAGCAATAATAAAAGAAAATCATCTTGAAATAATTGACGTACAAAAAAAGATGTCATTTATGGAGGGTGTACAATTGAATAGTAATTAATTAAAACCAAATAAAATGAAAAGTAGATTATTTTCAAACTATGTGACAACAATCTTAGGAATATTAATCATCGTATTTTGCGGTGCTATGATTTTCCTAGAAAAAGCAACGACACAAGATATGTCTGGATGGTTAGCAACTGGGCTCTTATTCTTGCGCTCAAAAGATAGTTTAATTGCTCTTCCAAAAGAAGAAAAGTAACAATAAATAATAAAGATGGAAAAATTTGGATTATCATATCAAAGGCTAAAGAAAACAGTTGAGTCAAAAGGTTATAAATTTTTTGAGAACGGAGCATTTGACGTAAATATATTTGGAGTGAGATTTGGCTATGATGTAGTCAATGAGTTCAATGATATCGTAGGTGTTGCGTACAAAGATGAGTTTGGAAATGAAGTTTGCTTAGCATTTAAGGCAACTACAAAACCAGGGTTGTATTGGTTGAAGAATAAATTGATGAATAAGCAAGGAACTTTTATCATGATGCCTGGACAATATCGTAGTTGTTGGTATGCTGGATTACACGGAAAAACGAGATACCCAGCGTTGAGACAAAACGGAAAAAACCAATTCAAAGGTTGGAGAGATAATGACAGTGACGGAAAGTTTGATGTAGATGGACCAATCTATTCTGACGCAATGTACGTTAATGGTCATACGACATCTTTCAAAAATGATATAGATAAGGTTGGACCATACTCAGCAGGTTGTCAAGTTATACAAGATTCAGAGGAATTTAAAGCATGGCTTGCCGTGATTTATAGGTCTATGGAATCACATGGCGACAAAGTGAGTTATACTTTATTGGAATCAAAAGACTTTGAAAATGGATAAGAACACTATAATGAAGATAATGGCTGGCAGTCAAATACTGCTAGTCATTGCTTTATTTTTATGTATGAAGAGTTGTGATAATGCTAAAATGAGAGCAGAGAATACACAACTTTTGGTAGATGGATATTTGGAAGAACAACAAAAGTTCGATTTGGAGATTGATAAACTTGGTAAGCAAATTGCTGAGCAAGAAGAAGTCATAATTGGTAAGGACAGAAGTTTGGAGAGAAAAATTTTAGAAAATTCTAATTTGAAAAAATTGAACTCTCAAATCAAAGTCAATTTTCAAACTGAATTAAAAAACGTCATCGCCAAATATGAAACAATTCCTGGGCAAGATATATTTGTCCATACAACGGATACAACTCACGATACTGTGTTGGTCCAAGTTCCAATCGGTGTTAAGTTTGGAACACGTTTTTCAACTTTTGATGATTGGTACCATTACTCTGGTTCGGTTACTAGAAATGGTTTGCTAATGGATTCTTTAAATTTTACGAATAAACTAACTATCACTGTAGGTAAAAGGCGAGAAAAGTGGAATAAACCACTGAAGTCATTCGTAGAAGTTCAGAGTGATAATCCATATACTAATATAACTGGTCTGAACAATGTCAAGGTTATAAATAAGAGTGACAAGGTATGGAACAAACCTTGGTTTAATTTTTTAATGGGGACAGCAACAGGTACTGTCCTAACAACATTTTTAATATATGGCTCTAATTAATCAAGATGAGATACAAAAAGCTCAAAAGAAAGTAGAAAAGCTGAACGCCAAGTTCATTAAGAAGTCTGCCGAAAAGAAAGCTCAAAGACACGTAAAGGAAGAAAATGAACCTGTCCTAGATGACATTATACAAAACTTCCAAGAATCATATGCCAAACAAGTTGTAGGAAAATCCATGACGGACATCGTTAATTTTTTAAAGGATAGCGATGTTTAGTATTACAGATATATGGAAGATGATTGACATGATAAAGGTCAATCAAGTTTTGTTTATAGGCACTCAACTTGGACTAACTTATGTATCAGATTATGATAAAATTTTACTCCAAAGTATGGGGATTGACCCTGACGATGATACACTTTGGGGAGGGATAAGTGACATTGAGCGTGCTTATTATTTCGGAGTAATGGCGCAAACACTAGGTGGGAACAAATCATATAAAGTTACGCCATCCAAATTTGATAAATGGTTTGGAGATGAATTAGCAAAGCCTCAAAGTACAACGAGAAAAGCTGGACTACAACTTTTAAAGAATAGAGCATATACAGACTTATCAGGGTTGGGAAATAAAATCACTAATAAATTCTCACAAAGGATATTAACAGCGAGTACTGCGGAACAAGCAAAGATTCGTAAGCAGATAAAAAAGAAGTCAATTGAAGCATACGAAAAAGGAAAGTCAAAGCAGTGGCTAGCAAGTGAATTAAGAGCAATAACTGAAGACTGGGCACGAGATTTCTCAAGAATGGCTGACTACATTCTACAAGAAGCATATGGCTTTGGTAGAGCACAGCAAATTCTTGAAGACTATGGGCCAGATGCGAAAGTATATAAACAGACCTTTCCAGGTGTTTGTAAACACTGCGAAAAGAATTATGGGTCACCAGGCAAGAAACCAGTTATATTTGAAATTGACGATTTGATTGCGAATGGAAATAATATAGGCAGAAAAGACCAATTGCCTGTAGTTGGACCAGCTCATCCGTGGGCAAGGTCAATCTTACACGTTGTTCCACCTAATAGTGTTTGGGATGATAGCGTGAAAGATTTTGTTGTAAAAAGAAATAAACGTGGTGTTAAGAGAACTTCCAAAGTTAAGATTACTATAACACCATAATTAAAATTTGATAAATGGAAAAAAAAGTTTTACTCATCCAACCTCATTCGGATGATATCATATTAAGTGCTAGCAAGTATTTGTATGACTCAGAGTATGAAAAAAAGGTTATTCTAACTGTAGAAAATAATCCAAAGAGATTACTTGAAGACCAAGAAATATGTAACCATTTCGGTGCGCAATTAGT